GCTTGCTCTTTGGACCGTGGGGACTGGTAGTGTGGGGTATTCAAATGATATGGATCCCATTCTGGGCCGCAGGTGTTATTAATGGAATAGGACATTGGTATGGATATAAGAACGGAACTAGCAATGATCACAGCCGCAATATTATTCCTTGGGGTATTGTTGTGGGCGGTGAGGAGCTTCACAATAACCATCATCTCAATCCTGCAAGTGTTAAGTTAAGCCGCCGTTGGTTTGAATTTGACATAGGCTGGATGTGGTTAGGCCTGTTTAGACTAGTAGGTCTAGCCAACCTACGCACATAAGAAAAAGCACCCGAAGGTGCTTTTCTTTTCTCTAATGTATATAAATCGCTATGCGATAACTAATTACTTCTTAGTACCACTATTTACAAATGCATACATCTTTTCAGCTGTTTCTAGAACTTTATCAAGTCCTGGGAACTGTGGCATTTCAACTTTACTAACGATTTGACCAGTCTTCTCGTCACGAGTAGCAGTCATTTCCCAGCCTTGGAATTTGGCGTGGAAGTCGTCTTGTACTAGGCTCTTGGCCATGCCCAAGATGTCTGTACGGATTTCGTATCCGTTCTTGTTGAATTTAACTTCTGGTAGCTTTGGTGCTTCGAATGTGTTTGACATAATAATCTCCTGTGTGTTAATGTCTGTAAATTAACAACTACTTCTTTTTCGCTGTTAACTTATTATATATGCTCTGCGACAGAAAAACAACTTATTTCCGGAACTTTTTTACTCGTTCTTTGATAAGTCCAACCACTTGGTCACTGAGCACTACTTCATAGTGGTTGCAGTCTACTTCTACTAATTCCATATCTTTGTGATGCTTCTGACTGGCAATGGTTACCACGCCGTCATTGGGTTCATGCATAAACGGACTTTGTCCTTTGACTGTTACAATGTTGGTCCAGGGATGCTGTATCTTGATGTTCCTAGCCTGCTTCATTACCCACGAACTAGGACCAATGTCACGCATTAGTCTACTGAACGGTAAAAAGTATTGGGCATAGTCCGCTACTTCGGCACCACCATAGGGTGTGCTTAGAGTAACAGCACCTTTAACAGCAGTGGGCATTGAGTTGGCCAAATGCAAACTGTATATGCCTCCTAGACTGTGTGCAACAAACACTAGGTCCTTATGACCTTGTAGTGTTAACTGCATGTCTTTAAGGTTATTTTCAAACCCATTGCGACTGTCGTAGTTGATATCTACTCCGTCGCCTAATTTACTTCTAATATAGTTGAAACTTTCGCTGGTGGCATTTGCTCCGTGAATATACACTAAGTTCATGCCAATATTTATCAAGCGCCGTATACAGCTTTGGCTTCTGCTACACGGCCTTGACGAGCAAGACTAGCCGCATAACGTGCTTCGCCAAATGCTACTAAAAATAACCAGATTGCGTTTAATACTTTTTTCATAGATATTGCTCCTTTTGAGAGTAGTTGTATTGCTGGATGTAGTTTTCCAACTGTGCGGCATCGGTAATGCCTTTGGTGCTTAGATATTGATCTAAACGGGTTTGATAGCTGGATCCTGGGAACATTTCACTTAAACGTTCCAGAATGCTCAACATTCTGTTTGATAGGGCTTTCATTTTTTTCCTCTGTAAGTGTGTGTAGTAACGTTTGTTTCTACTCAGTATTTACCATGAGAAGTGTTACAACTTGATTAAATAGAACAAACAGTGTATAATATCAAATGATGTACAGAGGGTAAATACTACACTGGGAAAGGCATATGAAAATTAGAACAAGATCAATATTGCAAGAACTGAATGATATAGCAGAAGTCCGTAACAAAGACTCTCTATTTGAAAGCCGTGCCACTAACATTATCAATTCTGCTATTAATTTACTAGAAAGTATCCATAAGCACTATTCCCCTGAAGATGCGTCTGAACTAGAGCGCCGATTTATTAATTCTATCAAAGGGCAAGATACTGCTAAATTCAGTAGAGGTATCCGTAAAATAGTGGAAGATAGAAAACAAAAGAAACAACAACAACTCAATGAGAATAAAGATGAGTAAAGCATTATTAGAAGGCGGTAACGTTTTTAAAGGGGCTGATAAAAAGCCCTTGACTCAGCGCATAGCTACAGCTGATGTTGAAGAAACAGTTGCCTACATTGAAAAGATCACAGGACTAGACTTTACTAAAGAAAAAGATCTAGACGATAAGAAGCCAGTCAAGTGGTTAGGAACTACCGGACGTAAATCACACGAAGACGGAACATTTGAAAAAAACAGTTCTGGAGATTTAGATCTAAGTGTTGACGCTAAAGAAGTTGATAAGAAAGAATTTGCTGACAAGTTGATTGCACACTTTGGCAAAGAGAATATCAAACTAAGCGGCGATAATGTACACTGGAAAGTGCCTATCAAAGGCGATGCAGCCAATGGATTTGTGCAGGCTGACTTTATGTTTTCAGCTAATCCCAAGTTCCAGCAAGGCAGTATGATTGGTGGTAGCGATACATATCGTGGAGAACATCGTCATATTGTATTAAGCAGTATTGCTCGTGCTCGTGGTATGAAGTACAGTCCTAAACATGGACTACTTGATCCGCAGACAGATGAACTGCTACCCAATGGCAATGATTGGAATCAAATAGCCAAAGAGCTGTTAGGACAGACAGCCACTGTTAAAGATATTAAATCAGTAGATGCTATTCTAAACTACATTAAAAAATTACCCAACTACGAAGAACTAGTTGCAGGTGCCCGAGAAACATTGGGACGTCAAGGTATCGAATTACCTAAGTCTAATCAAGTAGAAAGCTACCAACCAGGATCGATTGGTTGGATGCGTCAAATGATTGAAATAGTAAAATGAGATTTTGGGAATTTTTAACCGAGGACGAAGCACCTGCTCCTAAGAAAGTAGGACGCGAGTTCAACCATCTCGAGGATCTAGTATTCACCGAAGCCAACGGTGCTCACAAAGCCATTAAGATCCTGAAAGATCTAGCCAGTCCAGGCACCAGCATTACTATCAAGTGGGACGGCAATCCTACTGTATATTGGGGACGAGAGGACGATGGCACATTCCGTATGGTTGGTAAGAACAACTGGGGACGTGAAGAAGGCAAAAGCTCTAGCCCAGAAGAACTTAAATCATTTATCATGAGTCGTGGTAAAGGTGAAGACTGGCGTGAAAAGTTTGCCAGCGATATGGCAGATATGTGGCCTGTTTTTGAAGCGGCTACTCCGGCAGACTTCCGTGGATATGTCTACGGTGACATACTATTCCATCCAGGAAAACCTTATTCTGGTGCAGACGGTAAGATCAGCTTTACTCCTAATCAAACCACCTACAGTGTACGAGTTGGCAGTCCTTACTATCAGAAATTGATCAAGGCAAAAGTGGCTGTAGCAGCCCACAAGTTCTTTGGATACTTTGGAGACAAAAGTGGGGAGGACTTTACAGACCCTGATCAGTTTGCTGGTAACCCGCAATTGGCAGTATTTGGACTAACCAGTGTTAGCCATAGACCTGCTGTGGGTGCAGATAATATTACTAAGATTGAAGCGTTGGCTAAGAATCAACAGGCAATTAATAATCTGTTAGCACCAGTTGCAGGTATGGGTTATTTGCAAGGTGAAATTTACACATTTGTTAACAATCAATCAAAAGCAAAACAGCTAGACAATATCAACACAGATGCTTTCCTAGCATTTGAACAAAAAACCCCTGCTAAAGCAGCTAAGATAAAAGCCCACAGCGATGCTCATCCCGGAGTACTGGATCTGCTGTTTGAACTAGTACGTGAGATCATGGCGGCCAAAGACGAAGTAATTCGTGAGCTTGATGCTGCCAGTGGCGAAATAGAACAAAGCACTGGTGGCAAACCAGGCGGTGAAGGCTATGTCGCAGCAGGTACAAAACTAGTACCACGTGATCGTTGGACTCCGTTTAGAGCCGATTAATAGCTCTAAACCCCTGATTTTTTCAAACCAATATAAATAATATTGGCAGTCCCGGAGCGGGACTATATTAAAAGGAGAACTTATTATGCCATCAATCTTAACAACAACAGTTGGTTCAACAACAGTAGGCGCTAATGCTTACAAAAACCCAGGTACATTTTCACAATTTGGTACACGTGATCTAACATTTATCAAAGTGGCTGTAACAGGCGGATCAAACGACATGCGTTATCAAGACGGTGCTACAAGCACATTGTCTTACACCTTGTCAAACAGCTTGTTTCAGAAAGCAGTTAACGTACTACAAGGCTTCGGCGAAGTATACTACGTTGGTGCCCCAGCAGCAGGCGGTTTTGTAGCCGCTATTTCTAGCGATACAGCACAATCAGCAGACAGCGGTAACACTGCAAACGGTGGATTCGGTCTATTAGAATCTGCTATCAACGCTGCTCTAAATGCATCAGCTGCAACTACTGTAACAGCACTATCACCAACAGCAACAACTATTGCTTAATAGTTAATTCTCAGGGATGGGAAGCATTAAAGGACCGAAAGGTCCTTTTTTGTTGGCTCTAGTATCTTGACTTAAATAATATCATGGCACGATATAAAATAATCACATTTGTTGACATCACAAGAACTAATCCTTCTCGTCAAGAAACCAACAGACTTAAACTAGGACAGCAGGCAAATTTCAACTGCTTGATACAGGCCATTGGACTTCGTGCAAACGTAGCATGGGAACAAGATCCAGAATTAAACACTGGACGACTACCACATCCTATGGTTGGCAAGGCTAACCACTGGATATGGGAATTTGAAACTGAACGAGATTACTTGTTTTTAAAAGGCACAGACCCTGTAGGATTACTATTAGATGACCTAAATGGCGTTCCTGTGGTGGTTGAGCTAAATAATAGTATAGACATTAATCCGGCTGTGTTCAAAACGATTGGGGAGAAACCCAATACGTGGATATATGAAACAACACAATCAGGATAAATACTTTATCAAAGGCACACATTAGGCAGTTACTAACTTAGGCACATGGCTCGGAGCGAGCACTTGACTTAACATACAAGGAACATAGCCATAATGGCCACAACGAAAGAAGCTGTCGCACAACTAGCGGCAATACCAGAGCGTGTAAGCGTACTAGAGACGCAGGTTGATAATATCAACGAAAAATTAATTGACCTCAAAGTTGATGTCAAAGATATGCACGACTGTCTGGATCAGACTCGTGACCTACTAGCAGACAAGCTAGAAAAGATGCAGGAAGAGTATCGTAACAACAGCTCAAAGTATTTTGAACACGCAAACAAATTACATGCAGAAGACCAAGACAGTCACGCAGCATTAGATAAAAAGATTAAAGAATTAGAACAATTTAAAACCAAATGGGTTTATATGACAGCCGGTGGTATTGCTGTACTAGGTTTTATGTCAGGACACGCAACAGCATTGTCCAGCTTCTTTAAGTGACATTATATACATACTTAAATAAGGACCATAGGTCCTTTTTTTTATGACTGATATTTCAAAACGTCTAGAGCAGACCATACGCTCTGCAATCCAAAAAGCCCCAATCTTACCTGTTAAGGTTGAGGACGGAATTCTTGTTGGCGATGTAAAGATAGTCAGCAATGGCGCATTGAAATACCTGTGGAGAAATCAAGAGATGCTTTACAAAGAAATTAGTCTAAATAAAGTAGCTATCAAGCTGGCTAACATGTTGGCAAGGTACAAAAGCAATCCGCAATGTGATGTGATCTACAGGGCAGATCAAGAATACGGGCGTTGGTTTATTGAAAGCCAAATGCTAAGGACACAGTACCAAAAAGCAGTGAATAACCAGGATTACGACCGCTCAGACGTGCTATGGGCTAGATATAGCGAGAGTCGAGATAGGGTAATAGCTGCCAAGGTTCGGGCGGAAACTTTGGCTTCGTTCTGAATAAATACTACATCAATCTGGACCCATACAAATATGAAAACAACGGACCTTTTTAAATTTAATAGATCAAGTAAACGGATCAACGAAAGCATCGATAAAGTTTTTGGACAAAAGTTAAATTTTGAAACTTTTGACACAGAAAAACTAGAAGATGCTCGTAACAAATTACGTACTCAGATTCATACAGCTCGCGGAGAAAGTGGGTTCAACGAAACTATCGAAAACGAAGCATTAACCAAAGCACAATGGATGCATGATGCTATTGTTGCAGAGTTAATGGATCGAGAAGAACACATTGTAGACAATACATTTCAAGAAGAATCTGAAGACAAAGAAACAGTTTTAGGCAAGATTGCAGACGAAGAAGATTATGATGCTTTATATGATCTAATGAGCGATATCGATAGCGATGCAGGCAAGTGGGTACAGAGTCAGATTGAAGATATTACTTCAGAAACAGGTTTACACCCAGATGATGATTTTGAAGAGATCGAAAATCGTTTAATGGATCGTATTGTCAGCGACTTCGGTGAAGGATTTGGGCAACCAGACGACGAAGGCGGCGATACTGATGATGCGTATGCTCTAGCAAGTGCTGGACATGGCAGCGATGAAGATTACGGTTTTGCTGGACACGATGAAAGCATTGAGATGGAAGGTGACAGTCCACACAGCGACATGAGCATTGCCCAAGATGTCTATGCTGAGAATCCAGACCTCGACGACGAAGATGATATTTTAAAAGCAGCGTTCCCCCATGTTGTTAAAATGGTAGGTGGCAACAAAAAACGTGCCAACTATATGTTTAACTATGATGAAGATTTTCCAGGTGAAATGATCAGTGCTTACAAATGGCTACAAAGACAAGCTCATGATGTAGGCGAAGCTACCGGGCGTGATGCATACCAAAGAGATTATGACAGCAGCGTGACCGGAATGGGCCGTCAAGAAAGAGATTGGGACGAAGGTGATACAGAACCAGCTAACAACTTTGCTGTAGCAGTCAATGGTAAACAATGGAAGGTATTTAAGGGTCGTGGTCGTCATGCAGACGACATGGCTGAAAAAACTCACTTCCGTCAACTACAAACTTGGGCCGCTAAGAAATCAGAAGCCACAGGTAAGAAATGGACAGTTCATGTTACAGGCGAACCTGCAACTGAAAGCATCAACTACGAAAACAAAGAACAAACAGGAGATAATATGAGTAACTTAAGAGAAGGTGAGATTCAGCAAGCATCTGCAATCGTAACCGCAAAAACAATGGTAGACAGAGTAGGCCGTTGGATCGAAGAACTTTCAGGAATGGAAAATGATACACTCCTAACACTAGGAGATTCTATCCGTGACGAAATGGGTCAAGAAAAAGCAAAAGCATTTATCAGTGCAGTTGCTCCAACGATTCAACAAGCTCTAGAAAATCTAAAATCTACACGCGAAACACTATCAAGTGGTGTACGTGCTTTAACTGGTGAAGAGCAATCGGCAGAAATGCTTGGTGGTGAGCCAGGTGCAGAAGGTGGAGACGAGTTCGGTGGTGACGTAGCAGCTCCAGCAGCTCCAGATGCAATGAACGCAGGCGGTGATGAGTTTGGTTCTGATGCAGGGCTTGATGATTTTGCAGCAGCTGAACCAGCAGCAGGCGGATCGGAAGAAGCAGGTCGTGCCAAGCGTGAATCAATTGACCGCAGTAATCAATTACTAAAAGTATTAGCAGGATGAAATTAAACGAATTTGTCTCTGACAAAGAACGTGAGCAGTTAGACGAAATACTTCCAGCATTGCTGGGTGCTGCTCGCGGTGTTGCCGCGGTTGGAGGTGCTGCCTTACGTGGTGGTGCCGCAGTAGCCAAAGGTGTTGGCAATGCCGCAGTACAAGGGGCAAAAGCGGTTGGCGGAGCTGTTCAGAAAGGCGCACAAGCTGTTGGACAAGGAGTTAGTAATGTTGCTCAACAGGTTGCCGGAGCAGCCGGAGCAGGTGGCGAACAAGATCCTGCGGCTCAAGCACAACAGGTAATGGCTCAAAAGAAAGAAGTACAAGATCAAATCAAAGCAAAGCAACAGGAACTACAACAGTTGCAACAACAATTGGCACAGATAAAATGAGATTTTTTGAGTTTGTTGAAAACGATCCTACTGATAAACTAATTGTAGTTTTAAAAAACTACATTGGTCGTGCATCTAGCAAAGGTGCGGGTAGTCAGCTAAATTGGAATGGACTTAATAAAATATTTCAAACCAGCGGAGTAGAACTTGCTGCCGATTACGAAACATTCAAAGCCATATACGATTCTAACCCAGTTGTGCAGTCATTGGTTAAAGACTTTAACCAAGACGGTATTAACTTAAATGTTCCTGGTGCTCCAGACGATCAAGAACAAAGTCCCCAAAAGTCTGGCGAAACTAGCCAAGATCAAGTAGATAAAATGGCAGCATCGGCTGCACCGCAACAATTAGCTGCTCAGGCTTGACAAACTAAAATCATTCCTGTAATATATACAGAATGACTACTAATTATACTCCACCACCGTTCATTGAACGATTCCAATATAAAAACTGTAAACAGGTTAATGATCCTGTAACACGTAAACGTGTCTACCTAACACCCGACGGCGAAAGCCTACCGAGTGTTACTACTATCCTTAGTGCTACTAAAGACATGACCCATTTGAATGAATGGCGTGATAGGATTGGACATGCTAAAGCACAGCAGATTACCACAGAAGCTGCAGGGGTTGGCACAGCAATGCATGCCAACTTAGAAAGGTTTGTAGTTGGTGAGCAAAGACAGCCTGGTGGCGCACCTGTTCATATACAGGCTAATAAAATGGCAGATGTCATTATCGAAAACGGCCTTGCTAAAGTAAATGAAATTTGGGCAATGGAACAGAGTTTATATTTTCCGGGTTTATTTTCTGGCACAACTGACCTAGTTGGTGTACATGAAGATGAACCAGCGGTTATGGATTATAAGCAAACTAACAAACCTAAAAAAGCAGAATGGGTAGAAGATTACTATCTACAACTAATGGCTTATATATTAGCACATAATGAAGTATACGGCACAGACATTAAAAAAGGTGTTATCTTTATGTGTAGCCGTGCTTTTGAATATCAGCAGTTTACACTAGAGCCTAAGGACTTTAACAAGTGGCAGGACGCTTGGCTCAGCAAGGTAGAGGAGTACTATAGTCTAGGAAGATAAATACTCTAACAAGGGTATACATCTATGGCTGTCGTACAGATATCAAAAATACAGGTCCGCAGAGGACAAAAGAATTCTAACAGTGGGATCCCACAACTAAGCTCGGCTGAGTTTGCGTGGGCAGTCGATTCACAAGAACTGTATATTGGTAATGGTTCTGTAGCTGAAGGCGCTCCATACGTTGGAAATACTAAGATTATTACAGAGCATGATAATCTATTAGAACTAGCATCCAGCTATCAATTTGCTCCTGGTTTTATAGACAGCTTACCAAGAAGCCTGCAAGGAAAACTAGACGAATACGTTTCGGTTGTGGACTTCGGTGCTGTTGGTGATGGCAGTACAGATTGTACTGATGCATTTGAACTTGCATTTTCAGAGCTATTTCAAAACACAAACCCTAATTATAAAAAAGTATTGACCGTTCCAAACGGTGAGTATCTATTCTTGAGAGATTTAAAAATACCAAGCGGAACTATCATCAAAGGAGAAACTCCAACTGGTGTTGTGTTAAACATTGATACCAATAACATTCAATTTGTAACTAGCGATGGTCAAGAGTTAATCAGCTTCAATAGTGTCAACCGACCACGTAATGTTCGTATTTCAAATATTAAAATTATTCGTTCTTCTGGACAGGTAGTATTGTCCGGTGTTGCTGACAGTATCTTTGAAGACGTTACATTCGAAGGTGAATATGATCTTATAGACGTTATATCAGATATCAATGTTGCGCCACCCGCAGTATTTTGGCAAAACACTAGCAGTGGAACAAAAACTACCAATGTGACTTTTAGAAATTGTAATTTTTTAAGTAATTCGTTGAGCGTTAAGTGTATTCAAGATGTTGTATTCTCAACTGAAATTAAATTTAGCAATTGTAAATTTTTTATAAATCACACAGGTATATTAATCAACGGTGTTACTGGACAGGATAATAATTGGAAACTTAACGATTGTACATTTGAAGAAATATATGCTCAGGCGTTTAAATCTACATACGGTCGTTATACTATAATTACAGACACAACATTTATCAACTGCGGTAATGCGAACTCGCCAACTATACCGTTGTATCCAATCGTATATTTTGGTGAAAAAACCGGTAATGTATTAATCAATTGCTCAAACGATAGAGCACAGTTAAATTATAATACTGTACAAAGTAATCCTTTGTATCCATCTTCTGTAACTGCTATTACCGAAGTGTACAACAGTGATTATTCTGTATTTGTTAACAGAAACTATTCTGAAATTTCATACACTGTGAGTACAACATCTCTTACTGTATTGTCGGCACAGAATAAATCATACGCGATTAAATATTTCCTAAAATTAGGAACTCACACACGCACAGGAAAATTAACTTTATCAGTTAGTTCAGATTCAACTAAAGTTGCTATAACTGACGAATATCAATATTCACCATCACTAGTTTCAGATCCAGGAGGAACCACAATGACCAATTTTGAATTTACTGCTGTACTTGCTAATAACGATGCCGTAACTGGCAACGAAACGGTGGTGTTAGGTTATAAGAATCCAACTAGCGGCGCTACCGGTCTATTATCATACGACCTAGCGTACGGTGTTTGATCAATACGGCACTAGTAGATTAACCGAATGGAAAGAATTTAGAAATAGGCTGGAACTCAGCAATAGTCCTTTAGAAGATGTTGCTGAATTTTGGAGTCATGCTCCGTTTGTTAATCCGTACTTAAATCCAACCAAACCATCCGAATGGCCTGATCCATGGCATTTAGTTCTGGATGATCGGTATGACGATCTTGCAATCGCTCTTGGAATGCTGTATACTATTAAATTAACACAGCGGTTTATGAAAACCAATTGCGAGATACATACGTCTATGCTTCCCAATGAAAAGTCACCTAAGTACTTTTTAGTAGTGGATCATTCTAAAGTATTAAATCTGGAATACAAAAACGTAGTTGATTTTGATAAACTAAGCGGAGTTCAAACCAACATGGTTTGGCAACTAGACGATAGTTTATAAATATCAAACCAAATAGAATAAAGTAGAGGCGTATATCGAATGACAATGACAATTACCGTAATTAAAAGAAATGGTACAAAAGAGCCGTTAATGATTGAGAAATGGCAAGCTCAGGTAGCAAAAGTATGTAAGGGAATAGCTGACGTTAGTCAGAGCATGATTGAGATTAAAGCGCAACTACATTTTTATGATGGTATTACCACTGAAGAGATTGATGGTATTACATTACGTGCTATTGTTGATCTTATCGATGTTGAACAAAATCCAGATGTTGGCCATACCAATTACCAATATGTAGCAGGCAAGCAACGATTGTCAATGCTGAGAAAAGATGTGTATGGCAGTTATACCGTTCCCCACCTTTATTCTATTGTGAAACGAAATGTCGAAGTGGGTCTATACACACCAGAGCTGTTAGAGTGGTATAGTGAAGACGATTGGAACAAGATGGATGATATGTTGGATCACGAAAAGGATGAAACATATTCATACGCAGCCATTGAGCAGTTAATTGAGAAGTACCTTGTTAAAAATAGAGCAACAAAAGAAACTTATGAAACTCCACAAATTAGATACATGGTTGCGGCAGCAACTGTCTTCCATAAGGAAGAGCCGAATAGTGCAAGAATGCGTTACATTAAAGAATACTATACAGCGGCATCCGATGGTTTGTTTACTCTTGCTACACCTGTGCTGGCTGGGCTTGGCACTCCTACTAAACAGTTTTCTAGTTGTGTGCTTATCCGCAGTGACGACGATCTGGATAGCATATTTGCTTCTGGAGAGATGATGGCCAAGTATGCGGCCAAGCGAGCTGGTATCGGCTTGGAGATTGGTCGCTTACGTTCATTAGGTAGTCCCATCAGAGGTGGCGAGATTCAACATACTGGTATGATCCCATTCCTGAAAAAGTGGTTTGGCGACTTACGTAGTTGCTCACAAGGAGGAATCCGTAATGCGTCTGCGACAGTTTTTTATCCTATTTGGCACCATCAGTTTGATGATCTCATCGTACTTAAGAACAATCAAGGAACTGAGGAAACAAGGGTAAGACACATGGACTATGGTGTTGTCTTGTCTGCTTTCTTCTGGAGACGTTTCAAGAACAAAGAGAATATAACATTCTTTGATCCAAATGAAGTACCTGACTTATATGAAGCATTCTATAAAGATGTAGATCTATTTGAAGAATTATATGTAAAATATGAAAAGCGTAAAGACCTAAGAAAAAAAGTTCTTAGTGCTGAAGAAGTTTTCAAGGGTGGTATACTGAAGGAACGCACAGACACGGGTCGAATATATCTCGTATTCATTGATAATGTAATGAATCAAGGACCTTTTGATCCAGAATATCATGCGATTTATCAAAGTAACTTGTGCTGTGAGATTCTATTACCCACACGTCCATTTAAGAGATTAGACGACGATGCGGGGCGCATAGCGTTATGTACACTGGGATCTATCAACTGGGGATCGTTCCGAAACCCAGAGGATATGCGTAGAGCTTGTAGGATTCTACAGCGTAGCCTGTGTAACATCCTTGACTACCAAGATTTTTTAAGTATTCAAAGTAAACTCAGCAACGACGAAATCCAACCACTAGGCATTGGTGTTACTAATCTTGCATATTGGCATGCCAAGCGTGGACTCAAGTATGGTGACAAAGATGCACTACAAGATGTTAAGACATGGATGGAGCATCAAGCCTACTACCTAACAGAAGCAACAGTTGAACTTGCCAAAGAACGTGGCCCTTGTCTGCATAGCGCACATACACGATACGGCAAGGGCGAGTTTCCTTGGGAGCGCCGCGCTAACGGTGTTAACGATCTAGCAGACTTTAAACCTGAACTCGATTGGGAACCATTGCGTGAACAAATGAGAGTACACGGAGTTAGAAATGCAACACTTATGGCTATTGCCCCTGTTGAAAGTAGTAGTGTGGTCATTAATAGCACTAATGGCATCGAAATGCCTATGTCGCTTATTTCAGTTAAGGAAAGCAAAGCAGGTTCCTTTGTCCAAGTTGTCCCTGAGTATCATAAGCTCAAGAACAAATATCAACTGATGTGGGAACAAAAAGACTGTGACGGATATCTAAAGACTGCGGCAGTATTAGCAGCCTATGTAGATCAAAGTATTAGTACCAACACATTCTATAATCCAGCACACTTTGCGGATCGTAAGGTGCCAACTACATTGATTGCTAAAAACTTAATGCAGGCACACGTATGGGGATTGAAAACATTCTACTACAGTCTGATTAACAAAGCAGGTAGTAAAGCAGTGCAAGAAGCTACACCAGAAGTCCATTATAATGGATTTCATAATGAAAGAGAATTAATAGAAGATGAAGATTGCGAGGCATGTAAGTTATAATGAGTAAAGCACAATACAACCTAAACACAAAGACAGACTACCTAAGTCGTAAAATGTTTCTAGACCCAGCAGGTCCAGTTACTATTCAACGCTTTGAAGAAGTCAAATACAAAAAGATTGCCGACTTCGAAGCAACAGCACGTGGCTTCTTTTGGCAACCAGAAGAGATTAGTCTTACCAAAGATTCTAATGACTTCAAAGATGCTAGTGATGCAGTTAAACATATTTTTACAAGTAATTTGTTGCGTCAAACCGCATTAGACAGTTTACAAGGACGTGGCCCAAGTCAAATCTTCATGCCTGTAGTATCTTTGCCAGAACTTGAAGCATTGGTATACAATTGGACATTCTTTGAAACTAATATTCATAGTAAGAGCTACAGTCACATCATTCGTAACATTTACAATGTACCCAAAGATGTGTTTAACACTATTCACGATACTAAAGAAATTATTGACATGGCATCAAGCGTAGGCAACTACTATGAAGCATTACACGTTATCAATTGCCGTAAACAACTAGGCGAAGCTATCACTGAAAAAGAACATGTCAAAGCAATCTACATGGCGTTACATGCGTCTTATGCTTTAGAAGCTTTCCGCTTTATGGTATCGTTCGCTACAAGTTTAGCAATGGTTGAAAACAAAATCTTTATGGGCAATGGCAATATCATCCAATTAATCCTGCAAGACGAGCTGTTACACAAGGGCTGGACAGCTTATTTGATTAATCAAGTTGTCAAGGAAGACAGTCGTTTTGCCGAAGCTAAATTAGAATGCGAACAAGAAGTATATCAACTATATATGGATGTGATTCGCGAAGAAAAAGATTGGGCAAGCTATTTGTTTAAGATGGGACCAGTAATTGGATTGAACGCTAACATTCTACGTGATTTTGTAGATTATACAGCAGTAGGAGCACTTAAGGATATCGGCATCAAGTATAATAGTCCTGCGCCAAAATCCACACCAATTCCTTGGTTTAACAAACACGTTAATACCAGCAATAAGCAAACAGCACTACAAGAATCCGAATCAACAAATTATGTCATCGGAGTAATGGGAGAAAATCTTGACTACGACTCCCTTCCTGCTATATAATATATTATGTACAAAGCACAGTTCAAAAGACACAATCCTTATGAATCTTGGACAACTATCGGAAGTTATGGTAGTGAGCAAGCGGCCATGTCTGCCGCTATGAGTTATAAAAATAAAGGTATGATAGTTGTTCGTGTTGTAGATAAGAACGGAAGTGTTATATATTCAAATTAAGTAAAGGAAAGAAGTATGAGAGCGATAGTATGGAGTAAGGATAATTGTCCTTATTGTGAGCAAGCTAAAGGTTTACTCAAAATGAAGGGCATTGAGTTTGAAGAAAAGAAAATTGGTTACGGGTTTACTAGAGAAGATTTATTAGAAGCAGTACCAACAGCAAGGACAGTACCACAGATTTTTTTAGATGAAAATCTAATCGGTGGGTTTAACGAATTAAAAAAGCATTTACAAGGATAATATGTTAATAGACAAAGGTGCAGCACCCGGTGAAGTAGTTACAATCAAACTAACTTCTGGAGAAGAAATTATAGCCAAGTTAGTTGAAGAAACCGGCGAGTATTATAAATTAAACAGACCTATGGTGTTGACCATGGGACAACAAGGACTCGGTATGGCTCCATACCTATTCACAGTCAGCAATGAAAAAGATGTAAAATTGTCAAAAGGTACTGTGACAATTATCGATGCTACTGAAAAAGAATTTTCAAACAGCTACCTTCAAGGTACCACAGGTATTAAATTAGCCTAACATGGTAAAACCAATCCAACGCCTAACAGATTCAAACAGTGGCGGCGGAAAGGTCGCTAACACTGATGGCAACAGCACAGTATATGCTAATGACCTGTTGGCCAGTGTTGACACCAGTCTAGTACGATATAGCCCAGGAACCACCACTACTGCGAACGGTAGTGGAAATGTCTTTGCTCATAAGAAGCCTGTTAACTTTACAGACAACTCAGATAACGATGGCAAGGTGCGTGTAGGCGGCAGTGGAAATGTATTTGTTGGTACTGATGTCGACACTGATACTCCTAGTGTTCGAGCTGTAGTAAGCGGAGATGAGGCAGAAGCCGATACACCACCTGCATCTCGTGGTGGACCAAGGGCCGGTAGTGGCCCAGGTTCGGCTTATTTTAGTTCCAAGGCCAAATCTGGCACTGTAGATGCTCGCGAAGTTGAAAGAGAAGATGCTGTTAAGGCTACAGGAAAAACTTCCGGTAGTGTTACTAAAAACAAAGCACCTGCAACAACTTCAGCGGGCGATGTAGGAACTACGTTCCCTAACAGTCTTCAACTAAGTCCAAATTACACCCTTGGGCAGTTGACTAGAACTCCGGGTGTAGTTTTCGATCATCCTGTATCTGCTCCTAGTGCATCTGGATTACCTACTAAAACCATAGTTGAAAATTTAAAACTTTTGGCTATCAATACTATCGAACCAATTAGGAAAAAATATCCAAACGCATTTATTACCAACACCTATAGAGAAGATTCAACAACTCAACACGGAAAAGGACAAGCAGCAGACATCCAGTTTCGCGGAGTTCCTAAATCAGAATACTTCAACATAGCCGTATGGGTCCGTGATAATGTGCCATTTGATCAATTGTTGTTAGAATACAAAACGACAGGATCGGGACTGCCTTGGATACATATTAGTTTTGCTGTTCCTCAAAGGTCTCCGAAAGACCCAACAAAGGTAATGACGTTCTTAAACGACAAACGCGAAACAAAAACAAAAGCCAACGGATATGGCTTGATTCAACTATCGGAATAATAAACATGAAAAAATTTCTTTGGACTTGCCTAGGATTTTTATCCTTAGGCATGGCATACATCGGAGTCATTACTCCGGGCATTCCTTATTCACCGTTCGTGGTGTTTGCAGCCTATTGCTTTAGCAAAGGCAGTGAGCGTATGCATCGCTGGATTTATAATCATCCGTTGTTTGGACCGTTCTTGACCAATTGGGGTGAGAAGCGTGTATTTCCTACTAAGATGAAATTTTTTATGCTAGGCATGATGAGTTTGAGTTTGATATTAATGTTTACTGGAGGAGTACCTACACGTGGGATTGTTTATACTGCAATGTTTATGGCCCTTGTTGCCATTTGGGCTTGGCGTTTTCCTGGGAGTGTTGAAGAACACCAACGAAGAATTGACAATGGAGAAAAGGTAGGATGGCTCAAGTAAACAATTTTGAAGTAATACCGTTATTTGCTACTCCGCTGTATAGAACCAATCTCGGAAGTCTAGCAAAAGATATGAGAGACTTTATTGAGAATACAGAATTTGAACGTATGCCTTACGGCAATGGAGATTATTCAGTAAACAAATATATTCTCAATTGTCCAGAGCTTGCACTATTGAAAGAAAAGATCATGAACAAAGTCAATCACTTTGTCTATGATTATTTAGACTGTAAAAAAGTCATGACTTTTGAAATGGAAAACAGTTGGGTCAATCGACACTACAAAGATGATTTTAGTCAACCACACTGGCACGGCAGCAGTATACTCAGCGGAGTTTACTATATCGAAATTGAACAAAATACCGGAGACATCATATTCCATAAAGATAGGACTCATATGAATCTATTCAATCCGTTGATTGAAATTGGTCACAATTTTGAAGATTCCGAAGATCAAAGTAAAATGAATATCTACAATATTCAAAATTTTGGAATGCAGCCTTTGAAAAATGATCTGTTGTTATTCCCATCTCAGGTATCCCACTCAGTAGATCCAAATGTTAAAGGCAAAACTAGATATACTCTAGCATTTAATCTATTCCCAAGAGGCACCTCAGGCGGTGCAATTAATACATTAACTCTATGAAATGTGAAAAAGGCGATCTAGCCAAAATTATAATGAGTCTACGTCCTAGCAATATAGGTAAAACTGTATTGGTAGAAAAATACATTGGACATTTCAAACAGGGTGAAGAATTTGATTTTCGTGGCGTTTCGTGCAAAGCACAGATTACCGATCATTTTTGGTGGATATCTACTGAATTTGGATTGAGCAACATGTACGGCGATACGCCAAAAGCATATATTCCAGACACGTGGCTAGAACCTATAAGACCGGACAAGTTAGTCCAAAAAGAAAAGAAAGAGGTTGACATCACAGCCTAAAGATGTTTAAATATACTACACACAGCAATTTTAATAACTAAGGAAAATAAGTAAATGGCAACAGGTAAAGTAAAATGGTTTAATGAAACCAAAGGTTTTGGGTTTATTACTCCAGACGAAGGTGGTGAGGATTTATTTGCTCATTACTCTGCAATTCAGACTTCAGGTTTTAAAGTCTTGCAAGAAAATCAAAACGTAAGTTTTGAAGTTGTGCAAGGCCCCAAAGGCAAGCAGGCTGCAAACATTTATCCAGCGTAAGTTGGTTAAATAAAAGAATTGTTGTAATCCCTTCAAAGCGAAGGACTTCTGGACGCGGGTTCGACTCCCGCCAGGTCCACCATAAAGTATATTCGGTTGGCACATAGCCAACAGAGACATCAGAAACGTGAGTATACTTCATAATGGGCCTGCCATGGTTTCGACAGGGGTAGATAGTAGAGACGGCAACACGAGAGACGACTGACGTTATCAGCGTAAAACAAGTAAACGCAAACTCAAGCGAATACGCATTAGCAGCCTAAACACTGCTTAGGGTAGGATATACCTCGTAACAGAAACCACCAAAAAGCGGCTTAAAATGCCGCTTTTTCTTGACTTTTATCAGCAATACGCTATATACTGTTTAATGACGTTAAGTCATTATTATAAAAGGAATTAAAAATGAAGAAAATTACATTAGCGACTATCTTGGCGCTGGCAGCATTTACAGCAACAGCGGCAGAGGTTCGTATCGAAGCTCAAAATGCCAATGGCCAAGGAACCACCGCAGATCAAAGAGTTTATGAATTGGGAGTAAAAGAATCAATTAATAAAAACTTTGCAGGTGATATCGTAGTCAAAAACTATCGCACTGACAATACTAACGTTTTGTCCACCCGCTATGAAGCAGGTTTAACAGGCGCTGTTCCAGTTGGTCCAGTTTCTGCTTACACTCGCGTAGCAGTTGGTGAAAAGTTTGTTAGCGGTGCAAGTGGTTACAGCTACTATTCAGTTGAGCCAGGTGTTGTTGCTCCAATTACATTTGTGCCAGGTTTGGCATTGAGTGTTGGATATCGTTTCCAAGATACATTCAGTGACAATCGTAATGATACAACTCGCACATGGCGCAGCAAGTTAGGTTACGACCTAAACAAGACAAGCACTGTCTATGTTGGTTACGATCAACAACGTGGCGACAGTGAGCAAAACATCACTAAAGTTGGATACATCCATCGTTTCTAATCTAATTAGATTCAAAACACAAAAAGGACCTTCGGGTCCTTTTGTTATTGATTTTTTCAATTAGCGTTATAGAAATAATTATTGCAAAAACCTATTGATTTTAGTTTTTAATAGGATATATAATATACACATACAACACAGAGTTGTAGAAGTTTTCAACACACACAAGGAGAAGATATGAAAACAGTTGGACATAAATTAGAAAAATTCGCAGTTACTGGAGTTAAGCCAGGACAGCCAGAAGATGCTTTCTTTGAAATTACAGATGAGTCATTTGCTGGCAAGTGGAAAGTAATCGTTTACTATCCAAAGGATTTCACATTCGTTTGCCCTACAGAAATTGTAGCCTATGACAAACTAGCAGGTGACTTTGCTGACCGTGACGCTGTATTGCTCACAGGTTCAACAGACAACGAGTTCTGTAAAGTTAGCTGGCAAAATGCCCACGCTGATTTAAAGAAAATTACTCACACACAATTTGCTGACACACAGCGTTACAATCCAGAAACTGGCGACAACTTGAGCTTGATCGAACAGCTTGGTGTGTTCTACGCTCCAGCAGGTGCCGCACTTCGCGCAACATTCATCGTTGATCCAGAGAACGTTATCCAACACGTAACTGTTAACAACTTGAACGTTGGTCGTAGCCCAGAAGAAACACTTCGTGTATTAGATGCGCTACAAACTGGCGAGCTTTGCGCTTGTAACCGTACAGTTGGTGGAGAGACACTATAATGGCATTCAATGACGCTATCAAAGAAGCGTTGCCAGACTACGCAAAGGACACCAAGTTAAATCTTGATGCTGTTCTTTTGCGTAGTACATTAGATGCTGATGTTGCTATGGGTTGTGCTGTAGCCGCATTGGCTGCAACTGGTAACGGTAAGGTATTAAGCATCTTGTTAGCAGATGCTCCGGTGTATGCAGAGTCAGCAATGACTGCCGCAAGCATTATGGCACAGAACAATGTATGGTATCCATATGTCGAAATGGCTGATGATCCTGCTCTAAAAGGCCTACCAGCTGGCTTACGTATGAATGCTATTGCTAGTCACGGTGGAACTACTAAATCAAACTTTGAAGCATTTAGTTTGGCAGCTAGTATTGTGGGCAAGTGTCATTTCTGTGTTAAAGCACATTACGAAACTCTAAAGACAGAAGGCTACACAGTAGAACAGCTTCGTGACATTGGTCGTATTGCCAGTGTAATGAATAGTGTTGCAAAGGTATTAAACAGTTAAATAAAGTATAAGGAGGACACAACCATGAAACAGAAAAAGCTATTAGCTAAACTGTACAGGGCTTGCGTCGACCATGATACAGAAACGGTTTCCGAACTTCGTAAAAAAGAGTTCGCTAAGATACTGAAACATAAGGCCGAAGGTAAACCATTTACAGCTAAGTGGGTACTAGTAAGGATTTAGTTTCGTAACACAAACGTAATCTTTAAACAGCGATACTACGGTAAATATTGCTATGCAAAAAACTTACCGTAGTATTTTTGTGAGTGACGTCCACTTAGGTACAAAAGACTGCAAGGCGGAACAGCTCAATAATTTTCTCAAGCATAATTCATGCGACACTCTCTACCTCGTTGGTGATATCATTGATGCCTGGAAGATCCAACAAAACAAATGGCGTTGGAAACAATCGCACACCAACGTAGTACGCCGTGTACTAGGACACGCCAAGCGTGGCACACGAGTGGTATTCGTCGCCGGCAATCACGACGAATTCTTAAGACCAATGATACCTTATGGTTTTTCATTTGGTCTTATTGAGATACAAAATCAAACAGAACATATAGGTGCAGATGGCAAACACTATTTGGTTACACATGGTGATTTATTTGACGGTATTACTCGTCTTGCTCCTTGGCTTGCATTTCTGGGTGATAAGTTATACGACCTAGTGTTAGACTGGAACAGCAAGTTTAATTGGATACGACATAAATTAGGCTTCGGGTACTGGAGCCTTAGTAAATATCTCAAGCATAGAGTCAAGAAGGCCAGTGACTTTATGTTTCAATTCGAAAAAAATCTAGCAGGCTACTGCAAGAAGCGTGGCTATGATGGTGTGATATGTGGACACATTCATCACGCTGAAATAAAAACCATAGACGGCATCATCTATATGAATGACGGGGATTGGGTAGAGTCATGCACAGCCTTAGTTGAGCACCATGATGGAGTCTGGGAGATAATTACATGGACAAAGGAGAAAGATGATGTGGTTTAATATTTTCAATCCGTTGGCTTGGTTCAGTGCTTTTAACCCACCTACTCAGACTGAAGTAGTAGCACCCATAGACGAAGAAGACCTACCTGAAGATTTTGATTTAGAAATCGACGAAAACTTTGAAGAAACGGCTGAGTAATGAAACAAGTATGGATATTGCACTATGCTTCAAATATTGATGCATACGAAAATCAACAATTATTGGCATGTTTAAAAAAGAACGGCTTGCGTGGACAAGTTCTTGAACCCAAATATTTTGACATTATTGTCAGTCGTAGCAGTGCCAAGAGTATACGATACAAAGGCGAAAAAATTGAATTACCTGACCTAGTCTTAAGCAGAACAGGTGCAGGCACCAACTATTTTACACGTTCGGTAATGCGTCAAATTGAAAAGTTTGGTATACCTGTGATCAACGATGCCGACAGCATAAGTCGTGTATCAGACAAGTTACTAACCAGCCAGTTGTTGGTCAAAGAGAACTTGCCAATCCCAAAAACCATACTGGTCAACGGTGATGTTGACATCGAGCTTATTGAAAAAGAAATAGGGTTTCCCTGTGTGGTCAAAGCCACCAGCGGTAGCAAAGGCAAGACAGTACACCTATGCCAAACCAAAAAAGACTTTGTAAGCCTTATGAGTTTGTTGAGCAGTATCAGCCTAAAGAAAACCATGATCATACAGGAGTTTGTGGATGCACAGCCTGGTACTGATCTGCGTGTGTGGGTCATTGGTGGCAAAAGTGTAGTGGCAATGAAACGTATAGGTGTTGAGGGCGATTTTCGTGCCAACATCAGTCAAGGCGGCACTGCTGAACTGTTTGAGATAACAGACGAAGTGGATTATCTTGCAAGAGAAACAGCTCGTGTGCTAGGTCTACAAATAGCAGGAGTTGACTTGTTGTTTGATAAGGACGGCTACAAGATATGTGAAGCTAATTCAAGTCCAGGATTTGAAGGTATGGACCGGTACTGTGGGCAGGATATGGCACAGCGTATTGTAGATTTTATAAAGTTAAAGATTCAATGACAAAAAAGATTTTAATTATTACAGATAACTTACCGGAGCAGATCAATGGCGTTGTCACAACTTACAAAAACATCGAGGCTTGTGCGGTTCTGGATGGTTATAGCGTTGTTTACATTACTCCCGGGGACTTCCGCTACTTTGATTGTCCTGGCTACAACGAAGTCAAGATTGCCCTTACCAGGCAGATGGGCAAGAAGATTGAGGCGGCAGGTGCGGATTATTACCATATTGCCACAGAGGGTCCTGTTGGTCTGTCTGCTAGAAAATATCTTTCAAAACATAATCTTCGGTACAATACTGCTTATCATACTAAGTTCCCTGAAGGACTTAGAGCCCTATTTGGAATCCCTGAGGCACTTACTTGGCCTCTAGTACGCTGGTTCCACAAACACGCAGGCAAGGTGTTGACCACTACCGACACCATGGTTAAAGAATTACAAGCCCACGGATTCGATGGAGATGTTATTCCATGGACACGCGGTGTTGACCGTGCTATATTTAATCCAAGTCAGCGTACTGGCACAGTGGTAAATGGTCCTATATTAGTATGCGTTAGCCGTGTAAGTAAAGAAAAGAACTTAGAAGCGTTTTTTGAAATGCCTTACGAGGGTGTCAAGTTCATGGTAGGCGATGGTCCTATGCTGGAAGAGTATAAGGCACAGTATCCTGATGTAAAATTTGTAGGAGCCAAGCGTGGTGAAGAACTAGCCAAATACTTTGCCATGGCAGATTGCTTTGTGTTCCCTAGTCGTTGGGAAACGTTCGGACTAGTCATGATTGAAGCCATGGCCTGTGGCACTCCAGTGGCTGCATATCCATGCCAAGGTCCATTAGATGTAGTGGATGAAGGTATTACTGGCTGTATGAACGAAGATCTAAAGCAGGCCGTTGACTCTGCATTGTTACTTGACCGTAATCGAGTATTAGAAGGCAGCAGTCGTTGGACTTGGGAACGTGCTTGGCAAATATTTAAAGACAACTTAATAGAAAAATCGGGTACAAGATAAGGTATCGCTGGAATCCGTAACCAGTACTACCACTAACTCCTTTTAATGATTTTACGTATGACTTTTAGGTGGGGTTGTCATATAATAATATATAAGTACTAAGGACAACAGACAACCGTTGCCGTAGTACTAATAGGCCTCAAGGTGGACCTTTATCAAACGATCGATATCTCCACTGATATGAGTTTATAAACTGCAAGACTTTTATAAACGAGGAGAAATACTATGTGGACAACACCAGCAGCTACAGAAATGCGCTTTGGTTTTGAAGTAACTATGTATGTAATGAACAAGTAATTTGTTCTTAACATATTAAAGGCCCACTTCGGTGGGCTTTTTCTTGACTAAAATTTATAACGATGCTATAATATGTTTTATGATTGAAATTTTCGGAGGACTAATGTTAGAATGTTTGATTCTAGGCGACAGCCTTGCAGTAGGCGTAGGTCAGATCCGTAAGGAATGTGTAACCTATGCTAAATCGGGTATCAACAGTTACGACTATGTTAATAGGCATGTGTTCTATACCAAAGGTGCTACCGCAGCAAAGAATGTTATCATCAGTCTAGGCAGCAATGACACTGAAAAAATCAACACATTTGAAGAATTGGATACATTGCGACAACTGGTCACTGCCGATCGAGTTTATTGGATCATTCCAAACATTAAAGAAACAAAACGCAAGGCAGTTTGGGAAGTTGCTCGAAAATACAACGACTGGGTTATCGATGCTCGAGGAGTTGAACGCAGTTCGGATACAGTTCATCCGACTTATAATGGTTATAAAGAATTAGCCAATAAAACAAAATAAAGGAAAATATATGATTGTATCAGTTTTGGGCGACCGTGTAATAATTAGAAAAATTGAAAGTGATAGAACAACTGCAGGTGGACTAGTTGTGCTTACAGGTGATGATGTTCATACTCCAAAAGGACTGGTGTTGCGAGTCGGTGAAGGACGAACAACCAAAGAAGGAGTGGTTATTCCTATAGCAGTCAAGGCCGATGACACAGTGATGTATTATCCAAATGCAGGGTTAGCTGTTAAAATTGAAGGTGAAGATCTTTTGGTTCTACGAGAAGACGAGATCTACGCAGTGGTTGACTAATTTAACAAAAGACTGTATAATAGTTCTATAGTAAACAAGTTAGGAGTCTATTTTGAGTATGCACTTAGAAGGTCCGTGGCTTTCAACCACAGGCAAGAAAAAGGGTAAGAAAAAATTTGCTTCAGCAGATCACGCCCGCAAAGCTCGCGAACAGGAAGAATCTTGGAAAGAGTTTATGAAGCGTTGGGGCATTGAAGCAGAAGAAAAGAAACGCAAACGTGCTCTGACTGCCGAAGTTTGGAAACCAGATAATAAACCATATTCACGTTTTGGTACTGATGTCAAACACCCAAGTTTGCCATTTACAGGCGGGGCTTGTACAATGCCAGCACCTAAAGTTTATACAGGAACTATGGTAAAGGGAATTGCTACTATGCATAAAAGTAATGCGGTACCGGTGTTTAGCAGTGAACAAGCTGTAGATATTTCCAAAATGAGACGTTAGAGCCATATTTTAGTATATGAATCCAATTTATCGACTATATATTATACGTTTCGCAAAGAAACAAGATAGTAGGTCAGTGTTAGTAACAAGTTTTGATACTGATCCGCGAGTCTTGGCCAATGAGAAACCCGTGAGATTCGGGAAGCCAAGTTCGCCAAAGGTACCACAAGTTATGAGCTGTGGTGGCTAATGGAGACAACTACACGAACCCAGGGTTCTTTAATTGAGCCTCGTGAAGTTTACTCCCTTAATGTAATGTGATTGTTGTTTGATCACACCAAGTGAAAGGAGAAAAACACTATGGATAGAACTATACGTTTGATATCTATGTTTATAGGTATCATGGTAGTAGCTGTATTAGTACAGTCAATCACTACCACAAAATTTCAGCTGTTAAAGGATAATGGTGGACTTTATTCTTCCGACGTTGTATCAATCAAAACCCGCGAAAAACAACTTGATTGTATGGCCATGAACATTTATCGAGAAGCAGGTTATGAGCCCTTCGAAGGTAAAGTTGCAGTAGCACAGGTTGTAATGAATCGCGTTAATTCGGGCAAGTTTGCCACGGATGTATGCGGGGTAATTTATCAAAAGAGTGTTATAATGGAAAGAGTTGTGTGCCAGTTCTCATGGTTCTGCGATTCTGCTACTAAAACACGTCCAATAAATGCCGCGGCTTATGACGAGTCTATGGCTGTTGCTAAAAAAGTTCTTTTAGAAGGCTTCAAACTTGATGTTCTCAAAGATGCATTATACTATCATGCAGACTATGTGAATCCAAGATGGGGTTTTGAAAAGATAGGCAAGATTGGCAACCATATTTTTTACAGAGGAAAGGTAAGTTCGCAAAATGGAAAAATTTAATTTTAATTTTGATATCACGAAGTTCAAAGATTTTGTAGCAAACAAGTTCTCGCACATCTCTTCCGAGACGTTGGGTTGGATGGCTGTAATGGTATTACATGCATCAACTATTCCTACATTTTTGGCAATCATGAGCGGATTAACTGATCGTGCTCCTGGAATTGATTTGGTACTGCTAGTTTGGGCAGCTCTATCTTTGCTCTTTATCAAAGCCGCAGTTCAAAAGGACATGCTTAACTTGATTACTATTGGATTTGGATTTATTGTTCAGTCAGTAATGTTGGCATTGATCTTCTTCAAATAATTTGGTAAACATCACCATTGACTTCGGACAGTGGTGATGCTATACTATAGTTGTTGTTAATATTTCACACACAGAAAGGCACATTATGAAAAAGGCTCTACTTATTGCTCCGCTAATGGCAGCACTGGTTGGTTGCGCCGGAATGAAAGACATTCAAGATCGTAAAACTTATGCTCAGCCAAGCTGGTATCAGGATTGCGCTCAAGAAGGCGTCAAAGGTTGGTTTTGGTGGAAAGAAGATTATGTCTATGCTTGTGGCGCAGGCGAATCATCTTATGCACAAGCCGCAGAAGAACAAATGGATGCAATTGCAATGAACAACTTTGCAAAACGCATCAACGGTACTGTTAATAGCGAAACTACTATCGATATCAAGGACGACAAGAAAACTACTCGTACACTGATTTCGTATAAAGTTCAAGATACTGCTATCCGCCGTCATGTAAAATCCGAAAAAGGTCATTTCACAATGAGTGGACGTCATTACACTTATGTTCGTCTTGAAATGAAGAAAGCGGTATTTGATCAATTGATTGAAGAAGCGAAAGTAAAACAATAATGCATCCATATCGCGTCAAGGAATATCTTTGGCTATTGATAATTGTAATGGTGGGTGTATTATCATTACTATCAGGATGTTCGTCAGCGCCAAAGGTACAGGCACAAAAGCCACAGTACTGCCATACCAGTCAAACCATCAAGACTCAAAATAGTGAACGTGTAAACAGCGAAACCACAGTTGAGTGTACAGACGATCAAATTAAGCGATTAGCTGAAGTTCGATTAGGGATGGCTGCTAACTGCGGTGAATTTCAATATTGGATGAAACAAGGAAACTATGATGTTCAACGCAAAGGCATTAGTTGCCAAAAGCCGGACGGTAGTTGGGAAATCGTTAATACTGCTGGCCGTTAGTTTTAACGCTGCCGCGGTAGAAGCGAATGAGCCTAGGTTCTTCGAATATCGTGCAGGCGGATTTATTAATCGTGTATCTGATTTTAGTTTTGGTTGGTTTAAAACTTTAAGTGCTGTACAGAACGAATCATATCACTCGTCGATCAATCATGCAATTATGTTTGCCGACAACGGACAAAAGGTATCGTGGTATCAAGACGATGCGAGTGGTTTTGCAGTACCGGTAATGACATGGCCTAATGGTAATGGATATTGTCGGAGAGTACATATACAGGCTATTGCATACAACGTGGAAAAAACAATGACCGCAACTGCCTGTTTTGATGACATTAACAATAGATGGCAGTGGGTTAACGATAAATATTAGTTCATGAAAATAAATTCAAGCGATAAGATAATAGCCTGGCTGACATTATTCAGCGGTCTCAGTGTTAGTGCTGTGGCTGTATGGTATAGTGTTGCAGGCCTAGTTTCCATTTTTGCGGCGGCTGCTGTTCCTATTATGATTATGGGAGTAGCACTAGAAGTCAGCAAACTGGTTGCCACTGTTTGGCTAAAACTTAATTGGACTATTGCTCCGAGAGCAATCAAGGCCTATCTTATCTCTGCTATTGCTATATTGATGGTAATTACCTCTATGGGTATTTTTGGATACCTAAGCAAAGCACATTTAGATCAAAATATTGTCAGTGGTGATGTACAAAGTAAGATTGCCATATACGATGAAAAAATTAAAACAGCAAGAGATAACATAGATGCGAACCGCAAGGCGCTTAAACAGATGGACGAAGCTGTGGACCAAGTTATGGGTCGAAGCAGTGATGAAAAAGGTGCTGAGAAAGCAGTTGCTATTAGACGCAGCCAGCAAAAAGAACGTGTACGTCTTCAATCCGACATTGCGTCCGAACAGAAAGCGATTGCCGCCCTTAATGAAGAACGTGCCCCAATTGCCGCTGAAGTACGCAAAGTAGAAGCAGAAGTAGGGCCAATCAAATATATTGCCGCTTTGTTATATGGCGATAATCCAGATCAAAATCTTTTAGAAAAAGCAGTACGTGCAGTGATCATTATTATTGTTATGGTATTTGATCCGCTGGCTGTTATCCTATTGTTAGCTAGCCAATACAGTTTCCAATGGTTCCGCAAACAAGAAGAAGATCAAGCGGCCATGGGTATCGTTCCCCCAAAAGACGAAGACACTCGTCCTTTTACAGAAGAAGAAATTGAAGCATTAGATACACCGCCAGCCAGCACATTTTGGCCATTCCCTTCAGCAACATATAATCCAGCACCGGACTGGGGCACAACACCTACACACACAGACGAAGTTCCAAGCGAAACACAGCCGACCGCACTAGGAGGTGATATAACGGCGCCTGAGGAAAAGCAAGAAGAAGGGGTTGAAGGTATACCACTCGAACAATGGAACAGAATGATTGAAGAAGCTGAGAAAGCAGTGGAAGAAGAATCCGAACAGGATATATTAGACAAGGCTGCAGACTCAGAAAAAGAAGCTATGACTTTATGGAAGGCTGACAATCCAGATAGTTCGTTAAAATTACAAAGACGACTATTTGAAAGAGGTGCCATTAAAGTACTTCCGTGGGACGAATATCTAAAAGTTCAACCAGACTTTTCAGATAATGATGCTGCCGAAGAAGCTGCTAAATGGGCCATGGAACAAGTTGAGCTCAAAAAAAAAGGTAACGACGTGGATGGAACGAGTGGGCAATCAACAGATAAAGAAAACTCGACAAGACTAGCAAGTTACATACAAAATGCTGAACAAGGCGAAAATACAATTTGGACTCGGATCAAAGATGTTAAGAAAGATTAACAATGACAGATAAGGTTATTTTAGTCACTCCTCCAGACGATATATTAATAGACGGTATTAGAATATTATTAGTAGATCTCAATAGCGAACAAACTCAATTAATTTCAGATGCACTAAATCGTTTAACTGGAGATACCACAATTATTTCTTATATGTGGAATTCAAAAGATAACATCGATTGGCTATTAGATAAAAAGCTAAAAAGCCAACTTATTATTTTTAATGCAGATAGCGAAAATGAAATTATTGTTGGATATATGGCTGCGCAAAAGAATTCGCACTATTTTGGAATTCTCAGATCGTTGACAGCAGCTAATAATTGTGCTATATATAATACTGATCAAATTCATAACTTACTGGAGAATGTAATAAATCAAAATGGCTAAATTTGAGAATAGATTAAAAGGCAATACCGTAACCCTAAAAGAGAATGAAAACATCACTCAGGCTCTGCGCCGATTTAAAAAGAAAGTTGAAGAATCTGGGGTGCTTGACGCATTAAGAAAAAAAGAATTCTACGAAAAACCAACAACTGAACGTAAACGCAAAAAAGGTGCAGCAAAAGCACGTTGGCGTAAACAGTTAAAGTCACAATCATTGCCGCCAAAATTATTTTAAGAAAGGTTTCAAATGCGTATCGAAGACGAAGTCAAGCTAGACTTCAAAGATGTGCTTATCCGTCCAAAAAGATCTACCCTTTCTAGTAGGAAAAACGTAGACCTTACTCGTAAGTATAAATTCAAACATAGTCAAAAAGAATGGACAGGCGTTCCTGTAATGGCCTCTAACATGGACGGTGTTGGAACATTTGAAATGGCTCTTGCATTACAAGAACACTCGATGTTTACCTGCCTAGTTAAGAATTATAATACAGACATTGATAATTGGGCCAAATTCAATAAGCAAGGAAAACATGAACACTATGCAGTTAGTACCGGCATCAGTGATGATGATTTTGATAGATTAAATATTATATTGACTGGGATGTATAGTATCAAGTTTATCTGCATCGATGTAGCGAACGGATACAGTGAATACTTTGGAGACTTTGTTGCTAAAGTTAGAGCAAAGTTCCCTAGCCATACAATTATTGCAGGTAACGTGGTTACCGCAGACATGACACAGGAGTTAATCTTACGTGGCGCAGATATTGTTAAAGTGGGCATTGGCCCTGGTAGTGTTTGTACTACTCGTATCCAAACTGGTGTGGGCTACCCACAGCTTAGTGCTATCATTGAATGTGCCGATGCCGCTCACGGTCTTGGTGGACACATTGTGGCTGACGGCGGATGCACTTGTCCTGGGGACGTTGCTAAGGCTTTCGGGGCAGGCGCTGATTTCGTAATGTTAGGTGGTATGCTTGCCGGACACGATGAAGGTGGGGGCGAAGTTAAAGACAATAAAATTACATTTTACGGAATGAGCTCAGACACAGCTATGGAAAAGCACAGTGGCGGTGTTGCAGAGTATAGAAGTTCAGAAGGTCGAACAGTAGAGTTATTATACAAAGGGCCTGTTGTTCGAACTGTATTGGATTTACTCGGAGGACTACGCAGTACCTGTACATACGTCGGTGCTCCAAGTTTAAAACAATTATCAAAGTGTACAACATTTATCAAAGTCGGTAGACAGATTAATGATGTATTTTTAAAATAACCATTGACTGTTTTAAACAGAGAAAGTATAATAGTATAATGAATACAGACGTAATGATTGACCTAGAAACACTTGATGTTCTTCCATCGGCAACTATACTCACAATTGGAGCAGTTAAGTTTGATCCTTTTGGTATGGATGTTGAAGAACCTACTTGCCAAAAATTCTATGTAAAAGTTGACCTTGACAGTTGCGACCATTACGGTTGCACAGTTAGTCAAGCTACATTAGATTGGTGGGCTAGCCAAAGTCAAGCAGCACAAGATGAAGCGTTTAGCCCAGACGGCAGGATTTCGATTGAAGATGCTATGACTCAATTGTATAAATTTTGCTGGGGCGCAAAACGGGTATGGAGTCACGGGGCTGGCTTTGACATCATTATTTGCGAGCATTTATTTAGAAAAATAGGTAAAGCTATTCCTTGGCAATTTTGGGAAGTTCGCGATACCCGTACATTGTTTGATATTGGTGTTAATCCAGAACGTCCTCCGGTGCTTAAACATCATGCGTTGGAAGATGCCTGGAATCAAGCAGTAGGCGTCCAAAATGTCTACAAAAAACTCAGATCTGCCAGTAGTTTTGACGGAAAATTGTTTTCGCCTTTGGCACGTCAATGATAAATAAAATCGTAGTTTGTACTATATGGCAAATTACAGGGCATAGAGCCTAATTAGATCTTACTTTATAAGGAGATGAAATATGTCTAAGATCATCGGTATCGACTTGGGTACCACAAACTCATGTGTAGCTGTTATCGAAAATGGTAAAGCTAAAGTAATTGAAAACTCAGAAGGCGCAAGGACTACTCCTAGTATTGTTGCATATACTGACAATGAAATTTTAGTTGGTGCAACAGCAAAGCGTCAAGCAGTAACAAATCCCACAAATACAATTTACGCAAGCAAGCGTCTTATTGGACGTAAGTTCAAAGAAGAAGCTGTGCAAAAAGACATCGACTTGATGCCTTATCAAATTGTTGAAGCTGAAAACGGCGATGCTTGGGTAAAAGCAAATAACAAAGATTTAGCACCTCCACAAATTTCTGCTGAAGTCCTTCGTAAGATGAAAAAGACTGCTGAAGACTATTTGGGAGAAGAAGTAACACAAGCTGTTATTACAGTACCAGCTTACTTCAACGACAGCCAACGTCAGGCGACTAAGGATGCAGGTAAGATTGCAGGCTTAGAAGTTTTACGTATTATCAATGAACCTACTGCGGCTGCATTAGCATACGGAGTAGATAAAAATGACAAAACAGATCGTAAAGTGGCTGTGTATGACCTTGGTGGTGGTACTTTTGATGTATCTATCATTGAAATTGCTAACGTGGACGGTGAGAAGCAAATTGAGGTTCTCTCTACCAATGGTGACACATTCCTCGGCGGTGAAGATTTCGACCAACGTATTATGGATCACTTGATTGATGAATTTAAGAAAGAATCAGGTATTGATCTAAGCAAAGATGTATTGGCATTACAGCGTTTGAAAGATAGTGCTGAAAAGGCTAAGATTGAGTTATCTAGTTCAAGCCAAACAGATGTTAACCTGCCATATATTACAGCAGACGCAAGTGGACCAAAACACCTAGCAGTAAAATTAAATCGCAGCAAACTAGAACAGTTAGTTGACGAATTAATTCAACGAAGTGTTGGGCCATGTAAGACAGCAATGGCAGATGCTAAAGTGACTGCCGTAGACATTGACGAAGTTATCCTTGTTGGTGGTATGACACGTATGCCTAAGGTACAGGAAACTGTAGAGAAGTTATTTGGTAAAGCACCACGTAAGGATGTTAACCCAGACGAAGCAGTTGCCGCAGGTGCCGCAGTACAAGGTGCAGTGTTAGGTGGTGATCGCAAAGACGTACTGTTGTTAGATGTTACACCACTAAGCGTTGGTATCGAAACAATGGGTGGCGTAATGGCCAAGTTGATTCAAAAGAATACAACTATCCCAACTAAGGCTAGCCAGACATTTAGTACTGCTGAAGACAATCAACCAGCAGTGGACATTAAAGTGTTCCAAGGCGAGCGTGAGCTTGTGCAGTACAATAAACTGTTAGGTGAATTTAAACTAGACGGTATTGCTCCAGCACGTAGAGGACAGCCTCAGATTGAAGTTACATTTGATATCGATGCTAACGGAATCATGCACATTAGTGCTAAAGATAAAAACACAGGCAAGGAAAACAAGATCACTATTAAATCTAACAGTGGTTTAAGTGACGATGAAATCCAAGCTATGATTCGTGATGCAGAAGCCAATGCGGAATCAGATAAGAAACAACGTACTCTTATCGAAACACGCAACCAAGCCGATTCTCAATTACACGAAGTTAGAAAGGATCTTGAAGAGTTCCGTTCTGAACTAACAGAAACAGAAATTACCGAGCTTGAAACTGCAATCGCTTCAGTAGAAGAAGCCTCCAAAGGTGATGATGCTGAAAAGATTACAGAAGAGCTTGCAAAAGTTTATCCAGCAATGAAAGCATTGTTAGATAAAAAACAGGCTAAGGAACAAGCAGAAGCACAAGCAGAAGCACAACCTCAGCCACAAGATGACATAGTTGACGCTACATTCACAGAGAAGAAAGCAGACTAAGTTATTATAGGGGGTACTTTCGAGGCCCCCATTGTTCTTACTTTATAAGGAGACCATAATGAACAATCAATTAACAAGACTTGACTCACTAAGCAGAGCCTTGGTTGGCTTTGACACTATGTTCGATCAAATGGAGCGCAGATTTGCTAACCAAATGTCTAACAACTATCCTCCACACAACATTATCAAGACTGGTGAAAATCAGTATGAGATACAGGTTGCTGTTACAGGATTTAAAAAATCAGAAATTTCTGTTACTGTTGAAAATACAGTTCTTGTAATCAAGGGAGAGGGCGAAGAATCAATTCGTCACGAAGATCCCGAAGTTGTCTATCTACATCGTGGTTTAGCCACACGTGACTTTGCTCGCGAGTTTCCACTTGCTGAGCACATTGAAGTTACTGGTGCTCAAATCGAAAACGGTATGTTAGTCGTTAAATTGGTACGCAATATTCCAGAATCTGCTAAGCCAAAAATCATTGACATTGTAGACATTAAGTAATATAATTAAAGGGAGGGGAACCTCCCTTTATATCCAACGGAGTTAATATGACCACAGACGTGAAAATTGAAGAGAAAGTTGTAGTAAATTTACAGCCACCAAAAATGTGGAAAGTAATCTTTCTCAACGACGATCAAACTCCTATGGAGTTAGTTATTGAATTGCTTACGGGCGTTTTCAAACACACAGAATCTAGAGCAAAAGAAATCACTTTAGAAATACATAATTCGGGCAGTGCCGTAGCAGGTGTATACACTTTCGAAATTGCAGAACAGCGAGGCATTGAAGCAACAAATATCGCTAGAGCAAACGGCTCACCATTACGCATACAGGTAGAACAAGAATGAGTTTACGAGAAATCACAAAAGACCTACATCACGAAGCAGAATTAACAAAATTTGCCAAATTGCTATTAAGTGGCAAAATTGAAAAACAAGACTACAGAAATTATCTTTACAACTTACTAGCAGTATACGATCCTATTGAGTGGTATTGTCAGCGTCAAGGATTCCTTGTTACAATGCCCGACCTTCCTCGTCTACGTGCTATCCATGCAGACTTTCTAGAACTAGATGATGGCAGTTATTGCTATCTAACACCTAGTACATTAGAGTATCAAGCATACTTGCACAAACTAGGCAACGATGAACTCCGTAAACATCTTATTAAAGCGCATCTATACTGCCGCCATATGGGCGACCTATTCGGTGGTCAAATCATTAAGAAACAAGTAGCACACATTAGCAGTGGCAAGTTCTATGATTTTGAAAATGCCGACGCTATGAAGACGGCTATTCGAGTAACACTCACTGACGACCTTGGAGACGAAGCTCGTGTAGCGTTTGAATACGCTATTAAGATGATGCGAGATTTGTACCGTGGAGAGTAATGTTTGGGACACGCTGATTGAAATTCAGCACCTTTTAGAGAGTAGTTTTGATGCAACAGGAAAAGAAATCTTTGAGCCGGGTATGGATCGCTTTAATCAGCCTGGTTGGGTTAATCGTGTTTGGACCAGTGACAGTTATCGTCGCGCTCACGTTGATGTTGTGGATGCTAGGGAATCCAAAGGACTCTGGATGATGCATTGTTGCATCTTTCCACATACACATAATCCTGCTCCTATTTTTGGTTTTGACGTTATTGCTGGTAAGAACAAGATCACTGGATGCTTCCACGATTTTAGTCCAGCGGGCGATAAAGATCATCCCCTCATAGAATGGTTCGCTGGAGAGGTAACACGATTAGAATGGAATCGAACTCGCAAACTTCCAGACTGGGCCGAACGTATCTTTACTCCTTTTATGGTAGCTGCGGGTAATGTACAAAAACAAGAAGAATTAGATCAGATTACAGATCTAGCCAAACTTACTACCAGCGTATATCTGCAAGAAGTAGCTAAGAGCAATAATACTGTCAAAAATACCACTAAAAATCAAAACTTTTATGCCCATAATCAGAAGCAAAATCCACACACTCCGCGTGTAATGGTTAGTTTAGGGTTAAGTGAGGATGATGTACAGCATTTCATACAGGAATGCCTGTTTCCTGAAATCAGCTAAATATTAGCTATGAGAGCATTTGAATTCCTTTTAGTTGAAGCCCAGGGTGGTATGTGGGATCGCATGTTGGAAAAGAAGTCTGGAGCACAGATCCAATTCATCAACGGCAACAATACCTACGATTTAATTAACGTTGCAGTATTTCCGCAAGACGCCCGTTTAAATTACGAACCTGATCCTGAAAATCCAGAAACGATTGTTACAGATCTAATGAAAGCAGACATCGATGCGTATCTGCAACAACAAGGTGCAACGGTACAAAAATACGTTGGCGGTAACAAAGGCACCGCCGCAGCTATGGTTGTTGTAATCGGTGACCCAAACACTAAGATTGCATTTGTTAAGTTTTACAAACAAAAGAAACCAGTACATCCTCCCCTATATTGGCAAACTTCTGAATTTTCAAAAGAAACTGGCTGGGTACAAACTGGTAAGGGTAAATCAGCAACTGCCAAGGCTGCAGAAATAAAAATCAGTCCTTATGATTTTGTAAAACCCGGAAAATATCCGATTGCAGGTCTTCCAGGATTAGTTGCACAAAATTTAAATTCAAGACCTGCATCATTCCCTCAAAATTTAAAAGTAGGATTGCCTGCTTTACTTGATGACCTAATGAACGATACCGGAGCTGTTCCTAATCTAGATCAGTACGCCGATCAAATTGAAGTTGTTTTTGGTGAAACTGCTGCCCCTATAGCATTAGCATTAAACAAACGTGTTAGCGGAGATTACGCTGCCGCAGAGAAAAATCTGTTAGGACCGTTAGGGCTATCTTGGTCTAGTTTTAACGAAGCATCGTTTGGTGCATTTGGAGAAAAGATAGGCGACTCATTTTTATGGGCAGAAGGGACTAAGATCATCATCAGCAGTAAAAATAAAAGTGGTGGTGCAGCGGCCAGCTTAACTGGTGCTATGGAAACCTTAGATAAGTACCCGGACGATTTTGGACCAAATACCAAATTCTATAAAAAATATGCAGCTCTTCTTCCTGCATTAGAGACACTGCATACAAACGAAGCTATTCCGGGTATATTAGCAGCCTGCGCTCTTCCTGATATTGGTATTATCAACGATGATGAGAAAAACTACATACAGGAAATATACGGTAAAGGTACAGGTACACTTCAAGATTTACAAAACTTTCCAAATTTGTCCAGAGTTTATAATGCTAAAATTATCAAAGGATCTATAGTAAAAAATAAGGCAGGCGAGGAAGTGATATCTAATCGAGGTGTTGATCTCAATAACCCTAAATGGCAAATGGGATATCATTTGTTAGGGTGCTGTGCTAAACTGTTAGCCGCCGATCTTAATAAAAACTCTCGATTACTAACTGATTTTTTCAAAGCAGTTTTAAACAAAGCGTCAATGGTACAGGTGTACACCTACACTGAAAAATCACCCGCTGGCATAGTCTTTAGTAAATTTGATGTAGTTTGGCCTCCAAGATTCAATGGCAACATTGTTATTGATGCTGAACACTATACATCTAACGCAAGACCATCTAAAAAGATCAGTTTTAGATTCGATTAAACTCCAATATAATCTAGCAACTTAATTCCCAAAAGCACTTACTTAAATACTAATACGGATTACCGGGAGCGGTTTCGATGAAAAACGTATTAGTATTATTAGCAGCGTTTCCTCTTGCGAGCATTGCTGCACCCCTAGACTTCGGATTTAAAAGTCCCAGCTTTAACGGCTCGGGCTACAGTTCTCACGTGCTTACCATAGAGAATCAAGAATTCACACGTCAAGCACAGGTTAAAAAAGATATTCAAGCAGCTTTAGAAAAAGCCAAAGCTGACGAAAAGAACACTAACTTAGCCAAGTTTATGAACAACTTGGAATCTAGAATATATGCGCAGATAAGTCAAAACTTAGCCACAGCTATGTTTGCCAATGGAGGTAGTACCAGTGGTACACTGAACTTTGAAGGTAATACTATATTTTGGAACAAAGACAGTTCAAATGTTTATCTCACAGTCACTGATACTGTAGGTAATCAAACAACAATTACAGTTCCATTAGGACAGTTCCAATTCCAGTAATATGAAAAAGACTCTACTAACACTCGTGATAGTTTCAATGTTGAGCGGATGTGCCATAATCCAAAGCACCGGGTTGAATGAAACAGATCCAACACTGACAACGCAGAGAAAAGCAGTCAAGAAAGAATTTGACGAGATACAGGCACCGTCTGCTGGTAAACCTATCAGTGTAGCAGTATACAGTTTTGCTGACAAAACAGGTCAAAGACGTCCACAGGCTAACGTGGCCAGTTTATCAACAGCAGTTACACAAGGTGCAGAAACATTCCTAATACAGGCACTCCAGAATGTTGGCCGAGGTCGTTGGTTCGAAGTAGTAGAGCGTGTGGGTATTGATAACCTAACTAAAGAGCGTACTATCATTCGCCAGATGCGTGAAGCCTATGAAGGAGCCAATGCCAAACCCTTGATGCCCATGCAGTTTGCTGGTATGATCTTAGAAGGTGGATTGGTTGGCTATGATACAACAACTACCAGCGGTGGTGCTGGTATGCGTATATTTGGCATAGGTAAACAGACACAATGGAGCCAGGATACAGTCACAGTTAGCCTACGTGCTGTTAGTGTAAACACAGGTAAAGTACTGGCCACAGTTACAGTACAAAAGACTATCCTAAGCACATCTGACAGTGCCACAGCATTGAAGTTTTTTGATGCAGGCACACAGGCATTTGAAGCAGAAGCAGGATTGACTATCAATGAGCCCGGAACCTACGCAGTAAAAGCCGCTGTGGAAATGGCAGTGGTCGAATTGATTAAAGAAGGTGTAACCAAAGGTATATGGGAATATAAAGTAGATACTCCTGTGGCTGTGGTAATATCAAAAATAGAACCAAAAGCACCGGTTATCAGCAGTGAAATAAAAGTGGAGGAAAAGAAAGATGTCGTGGTTCAAAATCAAACCCCCCAAGCAGTTGCCGCCCAGCCAAGTCCCGTACCCACAAGATCGGCGACTGAGTCCAACAGCAGAAAGGCTGATGAAGGAAACAAAAGAGAAAGTAAGGCCGTTGAAGAAAAAATAGAACCTAGACCTTTATTTGGACAACGTAGATTAACAGAAGCACAGTACATTTACAAAGAGCCAGATGAGAAGAGTCAAAAAACTTGGCAGTTTAAGAAAGGCACCATGGTAAATGTAATTCAACCAGGCAGCGAAGGTTGGTTAAGAGTGACAGACAGTGAGAAACGAGGCGGGTGGGTCCGCGCAGAACATTTAGAGGAAGTGAAATAAGGTGTTAATTTTTTACACTGTTAATTTTTTTACACCTTATAGTAACGGAAAAATAACAGCGGAGCATAATGATTGCTGTTACCTCAGTAAATATTTTAAGCAGAGAATGCTTTTTAAATGAGAGAAAGGAATTAAAAAGGAAACATAACATAAAAACAGGAGCGACATTAGGAATTTATTATCCTAATAATGAAAATAAATGAAAACAAGAATCAAAGGCGCTGGTGGGTTGTCGAGAAAATTACTCACAATTCTGGTGTTGGCTGCGATGCCATCACTGGGCCATGCCGTTGACAACAGTATCTACATTGATCAAAGTGGTGATAATGCTGTAGTTAATATCACCCAAGATGGTGCAGGTAACACAGTCAAAGGCATAGTAAACAATGCACCGGGTGTTCGCGGAGTTGATGCCGCCACAGTATCCGGTGATAATACACAACTACAGATTAATCAAGTTGGTTCGGGGAATACCCTTTCTCTGCAGTCTGCTGGATCGACAGAATCTGGACAACGTAATACCACTATCAATTATAATATAACCGGTGACAGCGCACAAGCATTCATTAAAAACAGCGGCGCAAGTAACCTAATAGACATAACACAAAGTGGTAACAGTACTGTCCTGCAATCTCGTGTAACTGGTGCTCGTAACGAAGTATCTGTTACTACTTCAGGCGACGGTGACAGTGTTATTTCTACTATAGCAGGTGATGATAACATACAAAACATTACGAAATCCGGAACAGTTGGTAGTAACTCAACTACTATCTCAACTACCGGTGATAGTAATACCATCGGTATCAGCACCAGCGGATATGGTAATATATTTGGCATAGAACAAACTGGCACAGGTAACGGTATTACTATTGGCGGATATACCAGTGGGTCAACATTGGCTGGTAATGACAACCAAATACAACTTGTACAAAACGGTAACAATAACAGTATCAGTTTAGGAATTACAGGAGACACTAACTTTATCGGAGTCAATCAAGGATCATCCGGTACAGGGCAAGAAGCTAAGATTAAGATTAACGGCAGTGGTAACAGCGTTAATGTTAGTCAAGGTGCACTGGTTCCATTGTTAACATTACCGTCACGATAAAGGCACACTGTGGAGACTAAATTATGGACGCTACTACTATGCGGGCTGTTGTTGCCTATATCTCAGAGCTACGCAGGGATAGGGACTATCACAGAGCAATTGAACGCAGCCGCGACTGTGGAGAGGAAATCACAGAAGGTGATAGGAGTCAAAGGCACTGGAGTGGAGATGCAGGATGCAGTACGGACTACACAGGGCAAAATCGGAATAACATTTGAAGATCAGACCAGAGTACAGGTCAACGAAAATTCAAAATTAGTTATTGATGATTTTGTCTATGATCCAAAAAGCAAATCCGGTAAAGTAGCTCTTAATATGGCTTTAGGCACCGTGCGCTATGCATCTGGACAGATTGCTAAAAATAGTCCACAGGCAGTGTCTGTCAATACACCAAGTGCCACGGTATCAGTTCGTGGTACTGATTTCACTGCCACAGTAGATGAGCTAGGACGTAGCACAATTATTTTATTACCTAGCTGTCCTAGTGATCGCAATACTCGAACTGTACAGGATATTGAAGCCATCTGTAAAACTGGCGAAATCACTGTAGAAAGTGATGCAGGGCAGGTCATACTAAACAAGCCCTTCCAAGCCACCAGAGTTGACAGTAGAAGTGCAATACCTACACCTCCTGCTATACTTAAACTCAGCGAAGGTGCCATCAATAATATGTTAATTGTTGCACCGCCACCAGAACTCGATCAACATCAAAATAAACATCAAGGCAAGATGGAAATGAAAACTGCCTTAGACATAGACTTCCTTAAAGAGCAGGGATTAGTTAATGTCTTAGATGATCAAGAAAAAGAAGTTTTCCAAGACAAGCTGGCTCGAAATTTTCTTGATCAAACTTTTCTTGCTAACATCCTAGATATTCTAGATGCGCAAATGAAAGCACAATTGAATATGTTGAATACTACCAGCAATAGGCTATTGCCAGACTGGCAAGCTATTACAGGTATTACCGTAGATGTTCAAGAACCTAAAGTAACATTAGCACGTGACGATGGCAGTAATAACATGATCGTAACAGTACCTACAACACAAAATTCAACCATTTATATGACACAGGGAGTACTAGACTTTAAGAATCGTGTTAACAGCGGAGGCAGCACAGTTATAACGCTGATACAGAAATGAACAGAACAAGATACGACGATCATTATGATAGAATAATAGAATACTGGCGAAGATTTCACGCAGAAAAACAAGCCTTATATAAAAAACAAATAATACAAGGATGTATAATTGCTTTCGGTCTATTTTCATTCCCATTTATTATTATTTTTATAATATCTTTAATGTCAGGAAGAGTATATGCGGCTGACAATACCATTGACATAGAACAAATAGGATCAAGTAATACCATCACGATCGTGCAAGATGGTAGTGGAAACAGTGCTACCATCAAAGCCGGTACAACTTCTGATGTTGATTACAATACGTTTACAATCACACAACAAGGTGCTGCAAAAACAGCCAGCATAGAATTAAAATCCGGAGTCAGCAATACATTTAACATACAACAAGATGGAACTGGAAATCATAATGCAAGTATACAGAATATGATCGGTACTGGAAATAATATAGGTATAACACAGCAAGGTGCAGGCTCACACTCATTCACAGTCACAAATCCAAACAATGCTACAAACAATGGCAACACAGTTACAGCATTACAACAAGGCGGAGCAGGCAGCGATAAAGTTTTTAATTTACAGTTTAATGGTGCAACAGGAGCAGGAGTTACGGTTAACCAAACTAATCCATATACTCCCGATCAGGCAGGAATGAATATACAATGCAGCCCTTGTGGTTCAGGTTGGTCCTACACCAAGTTTTAACAGATAAATATCGGATGCTAAAAAAACTCCTTCTAAGTCCGTGGACTGCCCTATTAACATTGGCACTTATTATAAGTATAAGAATCGCCGATCCTAGCTTTGTAGAAAGTGTAAGACTACGCTACTTTGACACACTGATCACAGCCAAAGCCCCCACTCAGAACAACATCTATACGGTCAACATAGACGAAGCCGCATTAGACAAATATGGCCAGTGGCCACTACCGAGGGTTAACTATGCTGAAATTATTGAAGACCTTTATCATCGTAACGCTGGCCTTGTTGTGCTCAACGTGCTTATGGCTGAGCGCGATCGTACTGGTGGAGATGGAGATCTTAGTGCCATACTTAAAAAGTATCCTGTCGTTTTAGGATCTGTACCTAGCGACAAAACAAAGAATACACCGCGTGTTCCAGGCAGTGCTGTGTTAGGTCCGGAGTGGTTGGATCAAATTGTACAATACCCAGGACTTATTGCCAACGTACCACAACTAGAAAAATCAGCTGCTGGTGTTGGTATTGTGAACACACTCCCAGAAGTAGATGGTGTTAATCGTCGAGTTCCGCTGATCGTTGCAGTCAATGATAAACTGTATCCTGGACTGGCACTAGAGGCATTACGTGTTGCCACAGGCAACGATACCTTCCAGATTAAACTTAATGAAGGTGGTGTTGAGAAAATGAGGCTTGCTGGAGAAGTTGGAATTATCAATACAGACAATCTTGGTCGTATATGGATTGATTGGAGTCAGCAGAGTAAATCAGTATCGTTAACTAATTTACCAAAAGACTTTGGTGGTGCTATTGTTGTAGTAGGGCCCACTGCTGCCGGCATTGCGAATCCGGTACCAACAAGTATAGGGGCTGTTTTTCCGCACGAAGTACAAGCCGGTGTAATTGCCACTATGGCTAACGGAGTTGTTATACAACGTCCAGACTATGCAGATGGTTTAGAGATTGTTGCTATTCTAGCCGCAGGATTATTATTACTATTTTTAACAAGGTGGACTTATGTTGGACTTGCGTCGGTCGTTGTATTGGTTGTTGGCGGCATTGTTGGCAGTCAGTATGCTTTCACTAACTTTTTATTCTTATTTGATGCTACTGCCTTTGCAGTTTGCACAGTCCTGGTCGCTTTGCATGCCTACGGGGTTAAGTTTGTAAGTGAGTTCCTTCAAAAGCAACAGATTAAAAAGCAATTTGGATCATATGTAAATCCCACTATCGTAGAACGACTACAAAAGAATCCCGAGCTTATTAAATTAGGTGGGGAGCGTAAAGAACTTTCAATTGTTATGACTGACTTACGTGGCTTTACTACACTAGGTGAAAGTTTTGGCGATGATGTGGAAGGCCTAACACAAATCATGAATGACTATATGACAGCGTTGAGTATTCCTGTACTAAAGAATGATGGCACATTGATTAAGTTTATTGGAGATGCCAGCCTACACATACACGGTGCTCCGTTAGATGACCCACGTCATGCTTATACGGCTGTTCGCACAGCACAGCAAATGATTAAAGCAATTGAAGAGTTTAACAAAGAGCTTACTGCCAAAGGTAAACCTCCAGTTGGTATGGGCGCAGGTGTTAACACAGGCGAAACACTAATTGGTAATATTGGAGCCAAGAGTAAATTTGGCTATGACGTACTAGGCGACAGCGTAAGTACTGCCGCACGTTTAGAAGGACAAACAAAGTCATATGGTGTATTGCTAATTATTGGCCCTAACACTAATGAACTTGTAAAGGATGAAATCTTTACACTAGAGCTAGACAACATTGCTGTTAAAGGTAAAACAGTTGGCTTGCGAATTTACACACCATTACTCACAGACGGAGTAGATATGGCTGCTTATCAGGCAGCTAGACTAAACCATAATCAAATGTTACAATCATATAGAGCTCAGAAATTTGATCAAGCAATTACCATGAGTAAAAACTTAATGGGTTCTTTTGATAGACAGATGGATCACTCATACGAATTATGGATAGAACGGTGTGAGGAAATGAAGAATGCTAAACTTCCAAAAGATTGGGATGGTATTTTTAGGGCTACTACTAAGTAATTCAGTATTTGCTCTAAATGTCACTGCCAAAAGTTGGTTAGTGGCAGACTCCAAAGGTAATATCATAGAAGGTGAAAATGTTTCGCAACAGCGTAGCATTGCCAGTATTACTAAACTTGTTACAGCGATGGTGGTATTAGATGCTCGACAAGATCTCGATGAGTACATCAAGCCATATACTCGTGGCGAGATGATACAGCTGGCATTAGTTAAATCGGATAATCAAGCAAGTCTAGATTTATGTAAACACTATCCCGGTGGTTCTGCTCAATGTGTAAGAGCCATGAATCACAAGATGGAATCTTTAGGATTAACAAAAACTCATTTTGTTGAATCTAGCGGACTAAGTGTTATGAATGTCAGCACTGCTAAAGAATTGATCACAGTGGTTTTAGAAGCTGCAAAATATCCCGAAATCGTGTTAGCCTCACGCACAAGTGAAGTTAAGATTAAAATCAGAAAGAAATGGTTCGTATTCCGTAACACAAATCCCATCATAGGCAAGCGTCACGATTTTGTTGTTAGTAAAACAGGATTTATTAATGCTTCAGGAGGCTGCATTGTGTTAATGATTGATACAGATATAGGATCTAGAATTGTTGTGGTGCTAGGCAGTAAGAATACACATACACGTATTCCCGAAGCTGAGTTTATTGCTGCTAAAAATTAACTGCCGCCTGCTGCTTCTTTCTTGCTGATCTTATCGGCTTCGTCCATAGCTTCGTGGAACTTCTTATTAGCCTGTGCTTCAGTTAACGCTGTTTCCATAACACGATCGCCTTCAATCATCTTACCACGTAGATGTAGCACAGTATTAACTTTTTGATTTAAACGAATCAAGTCATTGTCCAACATACGAATACGATCGATTAGAGCAATCAACACAGTATTGGCATCTGAGATAACCGGCTTAACTTCTTTGGTAGCCCATTCCCAAACGTACTTGATAATGAAACCCATCCCAACCGCCATAACAATTGGGAAGCCATACTTGTTAACTAATTCTACTGGATCCATATACTACTCCTTAGTGGGCAATATACCCAAAGAAAAAACCTACCACTAATGCAATACTGACAAAAAATGCTACATCTTTATCGTGCCATAACGGTTGTGTTTTTAAATATTCTTTTGTGTGTTGTGGTAAGCTATCGTACCAGTTATCCCATTTGCTCAATTGCATTCTCCCCTTCTTTAATAAATTTTACCAACGGATCGCATTTGACTAACATGGCTCGTCCGTTAACGTTAGTGATTTTAAAATAGTCACCGCTCTTCCATCCTAACTTGTCTATGTTTAGTTCAGGGTCAAATGTAATGCCCCAGGGTTCTAAATCCCAATCGTAATCATAATGTCTCATTAATCTCTCCTTGCATCATTCTTGCCGTCTGCTCGTGCGATACGGTCTACATCCGGTTTTAGTCCTAGTGCATTAGATACAACAGCATCAATACGTATAACATCGTGATTCATGGTTTTTACACGATTGTCTAGAGCAGTGATAATACCAGCCATACCTTTAATTGATCCAAGTACGCCCTGCAATAGTAACTTAATGGTTAAGTATACAAAATAGCCACCAGCTAACGCCGCGGCTACAGGCATGCCCAAATCACCAATTATTTTAAAAATATCGCTCATTTTTTCGCCCCGCTCTGTTGTTTAATATGAGTATTTAACCAATTGACAAGAAATTAAAGTGATGCTATAATATACGTATATTTCCGCAAAGTGACAGCCATGAAAATCAAACTTGTATCCGATTTACACCTAGAATTCAGCGATATCAACATCACAAATGATGATGGATGTGATGTGTTGATTTTGGGAGGCGATATTTGTATTGCCCAAGATCTACATGATCATCCTGAACCAAATAATACTGCCGATCAAGCTGCCATTGCTAACAGCACTGGGCTAGGTCGTAGGCAGACGGCAGCTCAACGCTATAGAGATTTCTTCAAGCGTTGCAGTTTTCAGTTCCCGCATGTTATCTACATCATGGGCAATCATGAATTCTATAACGGCAAGTTTTACGCTGGTATTGACTATATGCGCGAAGAACTTGCCAAGTATCCTAACATGTATATGTTAGAACAGGATACAAAGATTATTGATGATGTTGTGTTTGTTGGCGGAACGCTTTGGACCAACATGAACCGGCGTGATCCGCTTACAATGCATGCCATTGAAGGTATGATGAACGACTTCCGTATCATTCGAAACGACAAAAGAAATTATGCGCCCATGAGTGCGTTGGATGTTGCTATCCGTCACGACCGGACACTGGCCTACATCAAGCTGATGGTGCAGGAACACAAAGACAAACAGTGTGTTGTGGTCGGACATCATTCGCCTAGTTTCCAAAGTGTACACCCGATTTATGCTCACGAGACACTGATGAACGGTGGCTACCACAGTGACTTGAGTGAGTTTATTTTGGATCACCCACAGATTAAACTGTGGACACACGGACACACTCATCATCCTTTTGATTATGTGATCGGTGAGACACGAGTAGTATGTAACCCACGTGGTTACGAAAACGACGGTTACAGCGAGGACACTGGTTGGAACCCTAACATAGTATTGGAAGTATAATGTACAAAACAGTTTACACAGAAGTTGAAGTGGATGTAGATCTCGGTGATTTTGACACAGACGATCTAATTGAAGAATTAGAGTCGCGTGGTTCGGGTGTTATGGACTACGGTGATGGGAAAGAAGTATTACAGACAATTTATGAAAAACGCAGACTTGGACAAGACTATCAAACAGAATTGGAAACTTTAATCTATTTAGGATTAGGAAAGATTATATGAAAGAACAGACTAAATCTCTTGCTAACATTTGGGCCAACCGTAGAGCGGAAGATCCTAAGCTAGGCATTACCTATACCTTTAGCGAAAAGGCTCTCGAAGCATTTGCTGACAAAGTTCGAGAAGAACACACACAGTCTGTTATCCAAATATGTGCCAAAACAATCAACGACAATCTAAACAATCAAACTCAACGTAGGAGAAACAATGTTGAGCTGTTAGAGGTCATTGTTATAGTATCAATATTGGTAGTTTGGGGACATTGGTGGTACTCACAGTTGCACTGATATGAAAATAATAATAGCCTATGTTATAACAATGTCTATGTTGTATCACAACTGGACTGACATGGTGCCGGACAACGAACGCATGGCGTTGCACAAGATACATAATTCACAAGGATTGTTAGTGAAACTCGGAGTTGAAGAATGACTATAGAAGATTTAGAATATATCTTTGAATACCAAGTTGAAGAAGGTACAACCAAACTCTACTTCATGCTAGTTGACCAGGGCAAGATGCCTATAATTGAGAGACATCCTAGTAATAATTTGGCTGGCCTGTTGCCCATGTTATCAAGTTTTGAATACGCTGGCTCAGATGCTGGCATGCCACGGTTCGTAAAATGAAAATAACTGTTTATAGTCGTAATCGCTTGTACGAAACATTCTCTAAGTGGGATGTTCCTCGAGACTTCGCTGACCCGATGGCTAACTATTTGGTATATGGCTACGAGCCTGGCAGTTGTTTTACTTCGTTGTTAGCCAATGATTTCTTTGCGGCTATGCAACACAGCCATCCTGCTAATACTGTAGAAGCATTTAAGTGTTTGGTAGGTTGGATTAATGATTGTATGCCCCCAGACGCCTACAGCAGTTACAACAGAGTCAGTGAGTGGATTCATCTAGATGAAGACAGTCGCAGAGCTATTCTTGAAAAATACCAATTGATTTTTACAGAACAAGAAGAGGTAATGTTGGCTCTTCGAGATGAATCTACAATCGAACCAATACTGTATTAAAATGAAAAAAATCTATTACGAAAAACGTGGACGCAGGTATGTGCCTGTAGCAGAATACGACAACGACTTTCTGGACAGTTTTAGCAAAGGCACACACTTGGTTATGAGCTATCCGGGTGGTACCTCACGCAGATTTAATATTGATCCAAACTATGCCGCTATGATTGCTGCTGGGCGTGTTGCTGAAGAAGCTATCTGCGAATCCATGCGCAAAAGCAGCGAAATGAAACCTCAACGAACTCCGATCACCCCCGGACAAAAGAAGGCCTGGGAGAAGCTGGCCAAAGAGTTTGGCGATGAACTATGTCCGTTGACCTATGGTAGTGCTAGAGATCATTCGGAAGCGGCTGTAAAGGCCATGCAGGAAGAAGCTGACAAATTGATGAAGCATGAGGGTGTTCGTAAGGCCTACGAGCATTTTATTTTAATGTGTGAACTTACAAAGGAAAAACAAAATGATTAAAGAATTTATCAACATCGTGGAATCAATGGAAGGTATTACCGATGATTGGTTTAACAAAGGAAGTTTTGATACCTATAAGCATCCTACTCCAATACATTATAAAACTGCCATTGCCAATGGTACTGTAGATACACTAGAAGGTCCTGTGGACTATCAAGCTGGCCATAAGATCATTACAGGTCCTAAAGGTGAGAAGTATCCAGTGAGTGCAGAAAAGTTTGCCGACTACTATGACGACAATAAAGACGGAACTGCTACTCCTAAGAAGATCCATAAGATTGCCAAACTGGCAGATCACGACGGTGTGGTAAAAGCCAGCTGGGGCAATTTGAATTACAAGGCAGGCGAAGACTACATTGTAAAACACGGTTCCGGAGATTACGGAGTAGTGAAGAAAGATATTTTCGCCCAAACTTATGAGGTTCCAAAATGATAGTAGAATGGATAGTCGTTGGGTTCTTTTCAGCGATTGGGTGGTGGAGTGCTAATTACTATGTGATCACTCCTTATTTGCCCGAACCCGTTTATAAAGAAAAGAAAATCCAAAACGAAGTTGACAAACCCAAAGAATGATGCTATAATATACTATATAATGAAAGGATTGGCATGGTTACCCTTCAACAGTATTTTGAACTAGTTAATTATCGTATCACAGAAGGCTGTGACTACGGCTGGAACTGCTACGGACCAAAGGCTCATATGTTGAGTGCTTGGAATGGTATTCACGGCGATGGAGGCTGGAGTACCAATGTTATTTTTGATACAGACTTTCAAACAGTCTATGAAGTGGAGATCTGCGATTACACCAACAACCGTGCTTATCGTATGATTAATCCAGACTACAAATCACAGCACGATGAAGAAAGTCACGATCGTGGAGAATTAGGAAATCAGGCATGGGACGAAGTAGACTACATTGATCTTGATGTTGTAGAAGATTTCTTAGAAAAAGCTCGTGCCATCATCAGCGGTGAAGCTTACGATACTCGTGTTCAAATGGAAGTTACTCTAGACGACGACATGATGTTCACTATGATGAAGTTAGCACACGAACGTGACATTACATTTAACCAACTTGTTGAAATTGCGTTGAGAGAAGCAATTGATGCACACAACATGTTGAATGATATTCCGTATAAAAAATCTAAGAAGAAAAAGAAAGGCAAATAATGGATGCTGAAAAGTTCATGGAGGCTCTTCGAGGTCTTAGAACTGTGGTGATCAATGACTGCTATGGTGGGTTTGGTTTAAGTACTCGTGCTTTCAACGATTACAAAGCCTTAGCAGGTATCACCGATCCAAGTTTTAGCGAACGTGAAATTCCTCGTGACGACCCTTACCTAGTTAAAATTGTAAAAGAACTAGGCATGGGTGCTAACGGTACTCACTCCAATCTCAAATTGGTTGAAATCCCAGGCGATGTGAAATGGCACATCGGCGAATATGACGGAGCCGAATGGGTAGCTGAAGATCATAGGACTTGGTCATGAGTAAGCCAGTAGTTATGTCTCCAGATGAATGGAAACATGTACTGTTAAAGATCAAGCAGAAGGAAAAACCTGCTGTTTATCTCATGAGATCAAAAATGAAAGAAGTTTTAGGATTTACAGTTCGAGATCATAGAGAATACATTAAAGATCCCGAATATGTAAAATCTCCAGAGGCTGACGATCTGTTTGGTGATATGGGATGGTACGAAGGCAAGCGTAGTCAGCATACTGTTCATTTGGATTTTTACGATGAAGAAAAACGAACAATGTTTTTGTTAAAATATGGCAACGGCAAAAACTAAAATTGGCACTATCCATGAGATTTTATCTACTCGTGCTAGAGCAACATTCCCCTACAGAGTAAATTTTTCTGAAATAAAACTTGCCCAGGTTGAAGAAATGGCCGTATGGTGCATAACTAACTGTAGGGGATTGTGGCGTGAAGAACATTACCATGCACTTTATTTTCAATTTGAAGATGATTATGATGCTATGATGTTTATGTTAAAATTTGGATCATCTGAGGGAACTAAATTAAAATGATTATATATCTAGACATGGACGATGTTGTAGCTGATTGGTACACTTCAGCACAAGATTTCCTAAAAATGAAATGGAAGAAAAAAGAAGAACGTATTCCGCAGGAAGATTGGAATAGGCTTAAACAACATAGTCGTTTCTATCGCGAGTTGCCTCTTAAAGAGGGAGCAAATGAGTTAGTGCAATGGTGTCGTGACTATGTGGCTGCACATCCTGGAACTGACTTACGATTTCTAACAGCGTTGCCACGTGGCGACGATATGCCATGGGCAGTAAATGATAAGGTATGGTGGGCTCACGAACACTTTCCAAATATTCCTGTGTTCATTGGTCCGTATAGCACAGACAAATGGAAGCACTGCCAACCTGGTGATATATTAATTGATGATAGAACGGACAATTGCCAGCAGTGGGAATCTGCAGGCGGACATGCTCACGTATATAGGGATTGGCCCGAGTGTAAAGAATGGCTAGAAAAATTCTTTGGGAATTAGACGACTACGGTCGAGAATACGTTTTTCTAGGACCAAAACCCACCAAGACTATATACCGGTTTACAATGGTAGGAGAAAGGGTGGAAGAAACTAGAGAAATCACAGTACACGAATTTACAATGGGCGATGTTGAAGATCCAGATTTATATGCAGCCGAACCATTATACAAATGGCAAGAAAGTGCAGAAGGTAAATGGATTATGGAACACGCTGTAGAAACACCTTGTTGGCATCGAATGGCTGACAATATGAACTACGGATACAAATATGCTATCACTGCAAAACTGCAAGGCGCTCGATTAACAGAATGGTTGTTGAGGCACGGTAAATGAGCAGTACTCCATATGAGGCAAGAACCAGTACACTGTTCAAAGCAATGAAAGCAGAACAGGTACTAAAAGGTGATATCCGACTTATGGAGTTATTGGCATCATATCATTCTGTTCTTATAAACAACGACATAGAATTTTCAGAAAAACTTACCTGGTGTTTAGAAAACTGTCAAAACAAATTCCGCGATTTAAGTGCAGAAGAAGGTAGGGTTTGGTATTTTGAAAATGCAGAAGACGCAATGATGTTTGCGATGAAATGGTCATGAAAACTATTGTAAATTATTGGCGCTTTGATGACGGCACCAAGCCTATCAATCCCGGAAATCGCTTTGGAGAAATATGTGTGCCGCGTGGTTGGTACTGTTGGGTCTATCCTGAAGATGATACTGAATTTGAAGAATGGATGAGTCGCATGTGTCCTACTGCGGATGTTACACATCGATTTAACAGCGGGGATCCCATGTGGACTGTTTACATACATGACGACACTGAAGTAACATTATTTCAATTAAGATGGCTATGAACTTAGAAAAACAAATCATAGATGAACTTGGCACACAGATGCAAAGTGAAATAGACAAAGAGATACTTTGGGGTATGCTGGTGGGAATGGGCTGGACACGAACACTGCTTCCTAGATTCAAAAATCGAGAACAGGCTGTCGACGTTCTTGAATGGGTTGAAAAAAACTGTAAGAATCATTATGAGAGAAAGGGAAGTGAATTCATATTTGAAAATTCCGTCGACGCTGTTAATTTTACACTAAGATGGCTATAACACTTATTGACTTTACCACAGAATGATGTTATAATGTATTATACAATTAAGAAAGATTACACATGAAAATCGGATTTAGTTTGGGCCGTTGCGTCCGTGATATTGTTAAAGGCAATGTGAGTATTAACGATGTGGCATTTATTATCGCCGCTACATCTATTCACGACGAACCACAACTTGCCAATGTAATAGAACAATACATGTATCGTGATGATGATTATCTTTACGGTTTAGATGAAGCGGCATGTCAATCTGTAGCTTTGGATCTTTGGAAAACAAATAAAATACTGCAACCACGTAGACAAGGACTGCATCGTCATCGTCAGCCAGAAAATGCAGTGTGGGTAGATATGTTTCCAACTGTGATTAGTGACAACCATTCAGTCAAGACTGCTTGGGATGCTTATCGATTAATGATACATATGGTAGAGAATGTAGATACAGATGCATTAGAAACTTTCAAATAGGAGAGCGTATGGTCAAAGAAGGATCAAAGTGGACAGGCGGCGATGATAAATTTCACGTTATTCACGTGATAGAACTTGAAGGCCATACCTGGGTACATTATATTAAAGAAAATGTTCAAGATCACGAATTAAATCGTGAATACAGTTGTTACCTAGAAAGTTTTTTACAACGATTTAGACCTATATCAGAATGATAACACTCAATTTTAAAATAGATTGGCCGTGGAGTACTCGGTGGCGAACACTGTTCTGTAAACACGGCTTACTTTTTTCAGCAACTAAGGCTTGGGAATTTAACGGATACGCTACACATCAAGTTGTTGATTTTAATTTTGAATTAAGACAGGGTAAAATTGATCATCCGGGCCTATTCTTAATGATTGGACTATTTGGATATGCTTTAGAGCTCAGTGTCTACGATACTAGACATTGGGACAATCAATGGGGCGTTTGGAGATGAATGAAGCTGAGTTGATTATTCTGTTGTTGGCTCTGTTTGGAATTAAACATTTCATATGTGATTTTTCTCTCCAATTTTCTTATATGGTTGCAGAAAAAGGAATTTATGGAGCTCGTGGCGGAATTGATCATGCAGCCTATCATGCTGTAGGAACTTGGTTTATCTTGCTTCCAATTTTTGGAATGTTAGGAATTCTTCCTGCACTAGTAGATGGTATATTACATTATCATATTGATTGGACTAAACAACAATTGAATAAAGGGTATACTCCTGCTGATCGTGAGTTTTGGCTTTTGCTTGGGGCGGATCAAGCCCTACACTATCTAACATACATTTTGATTATCGGTTGGATTGTGGGTGTTTTCTAGATATATAATATGCTATTATTTAGATAAGTAAAGTATAATTGGAGCATAAATGGCCGCCCGTAAAATTGAAGAATTTAATGCAGATGATCGCATTGACATCACACTACTAAAAAACTCGGTATTTTTCCTTACGGGCGAGATAGAAGCCGAAAATATTGCCAAGTGTATCAAATGGATCACCTACGAGAATCTTGACACTAAAGCTGAAAAACTTCTAACACTGTACATTAACAGCACAGGCGGTGATTTATATCAAGCATTGGCGTTAATAGACATTATGAATAGCAGTGAATATCCAATACGCACAATTGGAATAGGTACTGTAATGAGTGCAGCATTTTTAATTGCAGCATCTGGATCTAAAGGCGAACGCTATCTTGCACAGAATACCAGTTGTATGTGTCATCAATTTGCAGGTGGCGGCGGCGATGCCAAGTATCACGATCTCAAAGCCGAAATGAAAGAGAACGACATGCTGAATGTCAGTATGACAAATGTGTTAGTCGCAGCCACAGGCAAAGCACCAACGTATATTAAGAAAAGACTTTTACCACCAACCGATGTATATATGACAGCACACGAAATGATTGAACACGGTGCAGCCGATTATATTTTAGAATGAGGATGTTATGGAAATTGTAAGTATCAATCCAAAGCGTAAAGATGAACTTCAAGCAGAAGAACAAAAACAATCTATGCTTCATGTTCTCGAGTATATGAGAAATGCAGTCGAGGCAGGAGAGATAAAAGAATTTGTAGCCTGTAGTCTAGATGACGATGGCATTGCACAGATACACGTTAGTGCAATGGATCTTCCAGGCAGTATTGGTCTTTTTGAAATTGGTAAGCACTTACTAATCTCGCAAGAATCGTTTGTAGAATAATGTTGCAAAAAAGCCACATTTGAGTGCGAAATAATCATTGACAGCTAAATAAACTGACAATATAATATACACATGTTGTTGATAATCATTTGTTCAAAAAAACAAATAGTGGTTGACAACAGTGAAACAAGGTGTTACAATAGAAACATACTAAGGAATTAGAGAGAAACAAATGCAAAACGTATCATTACATAGAAACTGTAAATCCATAGCCCAGGTGGGAGGCTTTATGCCCTCTTATTGGCTAGCGATTAATAGTCTATCAAATGATCGTTTACCAACAGAGATTACCAGGGTCCGGGAGGGATGGGATGACTAAGTAACAACTTAGAAACATTTCAAAACTTCAAGGACCCTAGGATTAAAAACCCTAGGGTTTTTGTTTTTATAAAGGAAAAAATGAAACAGATAGATTATACAAAGTTAAATGAACGTGTCGTTGAACAGGCTTATGAAGCAGTTCTTACAAAAGAGCAACTTCAAAAACTTATTCAAGATAAGTTTGATCGTGCTACACGGTATCACCAAGCGTTAGCGAAAGCACCAACGTTTAGTGTAAACTAATAGCACAAAGTGTGAATATACAGGGAACGAGGTCCTGGCTCCGCACTTTAAACATGGAGCAAACGGGCGGCGACTAGGATGGAATCCCTTGTGTGGGACGAAAAATCAGATCGTATTAAAGCGTATTGACATGTCTGCTTTTTTATGTTATCATAGCATATGGATAAACTATTCTTATATGCTTGCAGCTTTGGTAAATTTGGCACAGCCAAAAATCCTAGCAACGATAACTGGATTGATGATAATTCGTTTGGTGTTGCACTTGCAGACAAACTTAATTTAGAGTTTGTTAATAGAAGTTGGCCAGGTGGATCAAATCATCATATCTTTCGTAAAGTTATGCAAGATATCGTATCCAACAATATTCAAGAAAACGATTTGGTAATTGTACAATATAGTTTTATTAATCGTGGCTGGTGCAACGATCTTTCTAAAACTGTAATGCCGCAATACAAAGAGTTTGAAGATTATTACATACGATTTTATTCAGACGAAGTTAGCCTAGCTAATCTAGTTTCACTAAACACATACCTAAAGAATAAATTAAAATGCAAGTTTGTGTATTCGACAGCAGAAAACATTAAGAATTTACAAAATATAAATCCTATAATGTGCAGTGATTTTACAAACGACACAAGATTTTTTTCAATAGACGGCATGGGTCCAATTACATATCTTGATTCATTACATGATAATCGTTTGTTTTTACCTTGTAGACATCCTTCGAAAGAAGGACACACAATGATAGCAGATTTGTATTATAAATTTATCAGTGCGCTTTAATACACACATTCCTTAAATTAACAACATAGTTGTTATCGGGTTGTTGACAAACGGCCGGGAGTGTGTTATAATTATTTCAATGGAAGTGTGTGCTGAATTGGTTGAAGGCAACGGACTGTAAATCCGCCACATAAGAAACATTGTTGGTTCGAATCCAACCACTTCCACCAAGTTTAGGAGAAGTAGCTCAGTTGGTTAGAGTGCCTGCCTGTCACGCAGGAAGTCGCGGGTTCGAGTCCCGTCTTTTCCGCCAAGTATTATTCCAGAGTAGCACAGCGGTAGTGCAGTTGACTGTTAATCAATTGGTCGTAGGTTCGATCCCTGCCTCTGGAGCCAAACAATTTGCTCGGTTCGTCTATCGGTTAGGACGCTGCCCTTTCAAGGCGGAAAGACGAGTTCGATTCTCGTACCGAGTACCAATTATGCTTGCTGAAGTTTAACTACACTGGATCGTGTCAAGTAGCCCGAAGTCGACTAAAGGTGAATGCCCCCAGGAAGATACGGAGTTAAACAGTTTGGTTCGATTCCAACAGCGAGCACCTTTTTGTATCCCTGATGTAATGGCAGCATAGCGGTCTCCAAAACCGTTTGTCGGAGTTCGAGTCTCTGGGGGTACGCCAAACATGTAGCGGTGGCAGAGTGGCCCATTGCAACGGATTGCAAATCCGTAAAACCGTGAGTTCAAATCTCACCCGCTACTCCAGTATGCCCAAGTAGCCCAATTGGTATGAGGCGTCTCTCTCAAAAGGAGAATCGTGTCGGTTCGAGTCCGACCTTGGGTACCAAGTTATGGAAGTGTGGCAGAGTCCGGTTTATTGCACCTGTCTTGAAAACAGACGACTGTAAAAGGTCCGTGAGTTCGAATCTCACCGCTTCCGCCAAGTTTTGTAAGTGTCAGCAAGTGAAGTCACGCTGTTCAGTATTCTTCGAAGGTACTGTATAGTAGAAGGTTTTGGGTTCAACTCCCACCTGCCGGGAACGGCGGAGGCCTGTAAAGGAGGCAGACTGGATGAATCCCAAGTGACGTACCGAGTCCCGCTCGAGTTTATTACACGGGTGAATGGTGCATATAACGATGGTTGCACTACTTACAAATTCAATATAGCCTATTAGCTCAGTGGTAGAGCAATGTGTTGATAACGCATAGGTCCTTGGATCGTTCCCAAGATAGGCTACCAATCATGTTGTGTTGCTGGTTCGAAGCCAGCTTGTAGTCAAGACTAAGAATCAGCTACAATAGTTTAACTGGTAAAACTACAACAATTTATTTTTAAAAGGAGATCTGTCATGAGTAGTGACAAGAGTGATAAGATGTCGGGGGTATAACTTAACGGCAAAGTAGTAGGCTTTTAACCTATTAATCAGAGTTCGATTCTCTGTGCCCCTACCATATAAAAACACACTTCCGACAGCAGGCGGAACTCAGGATATGTCCATTCGGGTGAGTGTGTTTTTATATGGTAACGTAGCATAATGGTCGTGCACCTCCTTCATACGGAGCAAGGTGCTGGTTCGAATCCAGCCGTTACCACCATATTGATCCCGGATAGTGTAGTGGTAACACAACAGACTTTGACTCTGCTATTGTAAGTTCGATTCTTACTCCGGGTGCCAATAACGGTCCGTAACTCAATGGATTAGAGTGCTAGTCTTCGAAACTAGAGGTTGGGAGTTCGAGTCTCTCCGGGCCGGCCAATGTTGTTCCTAGTGTAGTGGTCGCACAACTGTCTGTGAAACAGTTAGAGAGGGTTCGATTCCCCGGTTCAACCCAATGCTACTTTAGCTGATGTGGTCATAGCGGCGGTTTGAAGAACCGTTGAACCAGGTTCGATCCCTGGAGGTAGCACCAAACAATGCCAGCGAGACTTGGAAGTCAGAGAGTCCTTATAAGACTTTTAGCGCCAGATTAGCGTTCTTGAGAGGGTTCGATCCCCTCCGCTGGTACCAGGATTTGACATTTTCATTACTATCGTGTACTATATAATGATATGAAAATAAAAAGCATAACAATTGTAGGTGGTGGGAGTGCCGGCTGGATGACAGCGGCAGGGCTTATAGCTCAAATGCCAAATTTGGATATTACACTAGTAGAATCTGAAGACATAGGAATTATAGGTGTTGGCGAAAGTACGTTAGCCGCTTTTAATATATTTCTTGATGCTATCGGGTTAGAAGATAGCGACTGGATGACACACTGTAATGCCACATACAAAACTTCTATTAAATTTACAGATTTTAGAGAACGTCTAGAAAAGCCGGTGTCGTTTCATTATCCTTTCGGAACTTTAATTTTAGACAATAAAGATTTTGGATTAATGGAATGGTACTTGGCAAAAGGTATGAATCCGGAAATAGAATGTAATACATTTGCTGAATATTATCACGAAAATGTTTGGATGACCAATGCCAACAAAATGACTGATAATAAATTTAACGAACTTAAAAATTTTAGATTTAGATACGACACTGCTTATCATTTTGATGCGGCATTGTTTGGACGTTATCTTAGAGAACACTATTGTAAGCCAAGAGGAGTTAAGCATGTTGTAGATGATGTGGTTGACATTCCTCTTTGTGAAGACGGTTCTGTAGACTATATCCTAACAAAAAATGGCAGTAAATTAAAATCAGATCTGTACATTGACTGTACAGGATTTAAAGCCATGCTGATTGAAGAAACTATGGGATCGGAATTCCTTTCGTTCAGTGATACACTCATGAATGACAGTGCAATTGCTACACACATTCCATACATCGATAAAGAACGAGAACTTGAATCTGTAACAAATTGTACTGCAATTGACAACGGTTGGGTATGGAACATTCCTGTGTGGAATAGGATTGGCACAGGATACGTATATTCTAGTAAGTTTGCTACAAAAGAGCAAGCCGAAGAACAATTTAGAAAACACCTTGCCAGTGATCGTATGATATGTCCAAATAAAGAACGAGCAAATGCTGCGGTCTTTAAGCATATCAAAATACGTCATGGTGTTCATAAACAATCTTGGATCAAGAATGTTGTTGCTGTTGGGTTGTCAAATGGATTTATTGAGCCGTTGGAATCTACAGGATTGTTAACTACACATAACACAATTTTAAGATTAATTGACACGTTCCAAATGAAAAATTGTACAATGAATCAATTTGACATTGATGTGTACAATGCTAGGTCGTTAAAAGAAATCCTAGGATACAAAGACTTTGTGTCTATGCATTATGCTCTATCGTCTAGAAACGATACAGAGTATTGGCGACATGTTACAGAAAACATGCACTATTCGAAAGTGCTAATGGGATTAGATCAAACAATGAATGACGGCTACAGTGAATTTGCCAAACAAATTGGAGATCGAGAATTCCAAATAGAGTTGGCAGGATTATTGTACATCAGTGCAGGCATGGGGTATATACCTGCCGGTCGCAGATTTATAGAATTCGCCGGAAGAACATATCCCGATATGAACAAGGCATACGACATTTATAAAAAACGATTAGATGCAAATAAAGTTGTAATGGAAAGAAAGATTGCAAAGATGCCTAGCCATTATGAGTTTTTAAAGAGTAGAATTTATGTTAACGAGGTTGACACAGAGTAAGAAAGACAGTACAATATATACTGTTCATTAAAAATTAAAAGTAAATGCCCCGGTGGTGGAATGGTAGACACGTCGGTCTTAGAAGCCGATGTCGCAAGGCGTGAGAGTTCGAGTCTCTCCTGGGGCACCATTAAAAAATAGCATTAGCGGGAATCGTCTAAGGACGCTTAGACTCATGAGGAATAGGGCCATCTTACTCCTCTGATAAAACCGTGGGCAATGGCTTATGAGGAATATCGAACTCCACTCAGAAATCCGCCCCATCCTATAAGGTGTAATGTTATTTTTTAATGGTAACCATAAAGAGCGAGTGTGGTGAAATAGGTAGACACAAGAGACTTAAAATCTCTCGGCTTCGGTCGTGCCGGTTCGATTCCGGCCACTCGCACCAATCACGGGTCGTTAGCTCAGTTGGTAGAGCGTCTGCCTTACACGCAGAATGTCGGCAGTTCGAGACTGTCACGACCCACCAATAATAGGAGAAGCTGTATGTCAAAACAAGAAGACACCTTACACAAGGCATACGGCAATATGCCTAAAGAAGTCGGATATAGCGGCAACTGGGATTTTATTCCAACATGGCGCGGTGTAAAGTATTATTGGTATAAATTAATACGTAAGGTTACAAGATAAGATTTGGAGAGTTGGCCGAGCGGTTAAGGCAACGGTTTGCTAAACCGTCATCCGAAAGGGTGGATAGGTTCGATTCCTATACTCTCCGCCATTTTTATAAAAAGGTAAAACATGAAACCAGGTAAGACATTTAAATTAAGTAAGACAGTAAAGCGTATGATTTCGTTGATGAAAGGTGCTTCATCTGAACAGCGTAATCAATATAAACGTATGATGATTGATGCAGAATTGTCTGCGGCCGTTGTGCCAAGAATTTCTAAAGGTCGTAAAGAAGCAGAATAAGTAAAACACGGGGGTGTAGCTCAGTTGGGAGAGCGTTTGCTTTGCAAGCAAGATGTCGCAGGTTCGATCCCTGTCACCTCCACCAAAGGTCAATATGTCAGACGTTATAAAATTTGATAATTTCTTAGATAAGAGTTTGTATTTAAAAATGCGTAGTTACAGCTATGATATGTATCATAGTGGAGAACACGTTTTAAAAACTCACAAATGTTGGAACAATCAAGTAGTACTTGATAGTTTTCCTGTATTAATTTATAGGATTCCCGATGAAGAAAAAGTTATGAAAGATTTGACAACGACTATTAATCAAAAGACAGGAATGAATTATTCGGTCTGTGCTGGATTTTATTATTGGACACGATTTAGTTATATACCGTGGCATGAAGATTCTCATCTAGATGCCGCAATGACCATTTACCTAAATGAAAAATGGACTGAGAATAACGGTGGATATCTAATGTACGAGGATGGTGACGAAATTAAAGCTATTCTTCCGCAAAAGAATCGAGCAATATGGCAGAGAAATGGTGTTCGGCATAGTACTTCAGCAGTAAACTATGACGGCAATATTAGATACACTATCCAGTGTTGGCTAACGGAGATTAAAGATGGCGCATGAAGCAGGCAAGGGCAGTAAGCCTCGTCCTTTTAGTGTTAGCAAGGATGAGTTTGATAACAGGTTCGATCTTATTTTTGGCAAGAAGAAAAAAGTAGAAGATAACACAGGTACAGACAAAAACGAGTATCAAGACATTCTAAGTACAGAAGATTGTTTTAATGACAGTGAAGGTGGTTCACAAGACTAAGTAATACTACGCCCCTTTAGCTCATCTGGTAGAGCAACTGATTTGTAATCAGTAGGTGGTCTGTTCGAGTCGGACAAGGGGCACCAATTTTAGGTACATATGAAATTTGCGTATTTTAATCCAACAGTAATGGGTGTTGAAACGGTTCCTGAACAGTTGTTTAACATGTTCAAGGCAATGGTAGAAACGGCTCACTCTAAATCTCATTTAAACGATGAAGGTAATCCTAATATCAGTATTCGTGGAGGACAGCAGGTACAATTGTTACCCAGCGAATTTGATTTGGACATTACAGTATTAAAAGAATTTGTAGAAGCAAATTGTAGAGTGATGTTAGATACTATTCTAGCACAAAGTGGCCGCAATGATTTAAATGTTTATGATCCTGTATTAATCAGTGCGTGGACTATTAAACAATCGCCTGGCGATTATCAAGCATTGCATACACACGAAGCTCATATAAGTGGAAACATTTACATTGAAGTTCCGGAATTAGATCCTAATTCAAAAACTTCAGATTCTCAACTAGAATTTAGATTGCCAGTTATTCGAAACCCGGCAAATTTTATTTTCTCAGACCAATGGCGATACACGCCAACAGCAGGAACAATGGTAATGTTTCCAAGTTATGTTCCACACACAGTTTATCCGTGGAGTGGCCAAGGACACAGGACTGTATTGGCATGGGACGTTAAATTAGTTCCAAAAAAGAGTTGACATCTGTCAACAAAGATCATATAATAGTTTTGTTGTGTAGAAATACACAACCGGTGAAGCGAAGGGTAGATGAGGATAGACACAGGTTTAGGCTCCAAGCCTAATCCATACTTACAATCCAACTTGAAATTGGACCGTGTTTATGTGATCCGATCCCTAATAGAATGTCATTTGTTAATCGGAAATATATAGACCTCTGTGTATTGTATTTTGCACATTGTCGCTGGAGATTACAAACCTCCCCTGTCTATTGTCCGGTCTATTACTTGACCTTTCGTCGACCCGTCATTTAAAAAGGAGCCATATGGCTAGGTATACTTCAGAGGCAGCGGCCAAAATGGTCGGAAACAGATTTGATTTGGTGTTAATGGCATCACATCGTGCAAGAGAATTAAAAAACGGGCATCTGCAAAGAGTTGAAGGAACCGATGCAACAACAGTGGTTACTGCGTTGAGAGAAATTGAAGAAGGCAAATATACTAAAAAAGAATGGTACGATAGTTTACCAAGAAAACAGAAAGGACAGAGAGAATGAATATCACATTGAGAAAAGCTAACGCGATCCAAAGTTCTATCAACGATGCTATCCGTAGCATTAAGGTTGAGAAAACTATTGAACTTACAGAGTTCCAGGATCCTGTAGTTGAATTACAAAAGGCAAATGACAAGTTGTTTGCCAATGACGCTCGTCGTCAAAAGTTGTTGTTGGCTTTATACAACATTCGTGGACTAGTTGGTGCTGCAAACGCCAGTGCTGGCATTGATATGAATCTTGCAAAGGCAGCGTTCATCGACAAGCGTATTACCCAACTAGACGAAATTGCAAACAGTGACTCTGTTACTGATATTGCAGTTATCAAAGGCAAGTTGGACAAAATCCGCAACCGCAAGGAAGAAAGCCGTGCAAGTTTGTACGGTCGTGATGACACAGTGTCTACTAGTGTTATTGGCGCTGAACAGGTAGATCAAGCAAAAGTTGAGATTAAGAATCTCAAGAAGCAGAAGCAAAAACTCAACGACGAAATTCTTGAGTTAAACATCAAGACAGAGATTCCTCTGACTGATGAAGTAGTGGCAACACTACAAGCAGAAGGCTTGATCTAACAATTATTGTGTCTAGGGAAACCTAGACACTTTAATCAAATACACTTAGCCTAGACATAGTACTAGGTGGTAAGGACGATACACCCCCGTTGAGAAAAGTATTAAGTGTATTTGATTAAAGTTATAGCGGGTTGGAGAAGAGGAATCTCGGGAGTCTCATAAGCTCCAGATCGGCGGTTCGAATCCGTCACCCGCAACCATTTCGGAGTGTAGCGCAGTCTGGTAGCGCACCTGGTTTGGGACCAGGGGGTCCAAGGTTCGAATC